CCGTGGTGGCAGCGTTGGCCCGGTAGCCCGTGGTGGCAGCGTTGGCCCCTTCGCCCGTGGTGGCAGCGTTGGCCCCTTCGCCCGTGGTGGCAGCGTTGGCCCCTTCGCCCGTGGTGGCAGCGTTGGACCAGTTGCCCGTGGTGGCAGCGTTGGACCAGTTGCCCGTGGTGGCAGCGTTGGCCCGGTAGCCCGTGGTGGCAGCGTTGGCCCCTTCGCCCGTGGTGGCAGCGTTGGACCAGTTGCCCGTGGTGGCAGCGTTGGCCCCTTCGGCAACAGCTTCAGCAATGGCGACAGCATCCGATCCGCTGATGATCGTTATCTGCTTCACACGCTCCGCCGTATCAAGGCCATCAAGCGCTTTACCGATCAGCCAATCAGCGTCATCGCCACGCTTGTCTTTGATGAGTGCCTTGTGCACTGTCACAAATTCGCCGCCATCAGGAAATTTCTCCAAAAACCAGCGGTAGCCGTCGGCGCAGGCTGACCACGTTTTCAATCGGTCTTTGGTAATTGTTGTCGGGCTGTGATTGACTGCTGCATCCATGATGGCTCCAGTGTTGGAATAAAAAAGCCCGCCCCCAATTGCTCAGGGGCGGGCGAAAAGTTGCCGAAGCAACTCAGGGAGGTGGGTTGATGGTTTGCCTATGCTAGCCAGGCGCTTTCCCCATGCTTAAAGCGTCGGAATCAAACCGACACGCCACACCATCACATCAGGGCCCGGGTGGCACGGTGTGCCTGCCCCAGTGGCTTTTGCTCTGGTGTGATGCCCCTCGTTGAAGGGGTGGCCTGCATCTCCCCGATTTCTCGGGCTCAGGCCGCGCACTGGCTGCGCCGTGGCAGATCAATATCTGCCGCCGTTATTCGATGACCCCGAAGGGATGACGCTGGAGGCACCCACCAACCTGGTTGCGGCCTTGCACTGACAACCCCGGTCCAACGTGGCATCGCTGCCGTCGCGGTTTGCTTTTTTTGGCTTCCGCTTTGCCTCACCGGTCTTTGTTGGTGACCCGGCACACACTGGCAACGGGTGGCAAAGCTCGATCACCTTGGCCCGATGCCGCTTTGTTTGCGGCACGGGGTGAATTCTACACATGTAGATTGCAGCAATCAACAAAGGTAGAAAATAAATCTAAAACAAGGCAAAAATCTCCCACGCCCCGACAAACGGAAAGCGACCGGCGTTAAAAAACCGCCTCACAGGGCGGTTTTGGTGCGGGGTGGACGTGACCGGTCACGGGTGTTTTTTGATACGAGCTTTTGAGTCTTGCAGCCATTTTGCTTCGTTCTCTCGTTGTTGCTCAATTCGGTTTTTGATTGTCGGCCAACCTTTTGTGCTGAACCCCTCACCCCCAGCGGTCACCATGTCTGACGAAACGGCCTGCAGGGGGTCTAGCTGGTAGTTTTGGTAGCAGTACTTGGCGTAGTCTTTCTGCGCCAGTTCCGCCACGTTTTGGCAGGCTTTGCGCATCTGCTTTTCATCTTGGTCTCGCTCCACGGTTCTCAACCAAGCGGCCAGTATGTCTATGGCCCACAACGCTTGCTGCGGGCCATTGCCATTACGTTTTTTTTCGTGTGTTTTCAGGTTGGCCATGCGGCTGGCCATGCAGTGCAGCGGATGGAGCACACGCAGGGTGACCTTTTCGCCTGTTTCTTGGTGGGGCAGTTCAATTGGAACGGCCAGCGCGTGTATTTCCTTGTCCGTCAACCCGGTAACGCTGTGCAAAAAATCCATCATCAACACGCGCTCAGTCCCGTTGCGGTGCAGCAGCATCACGGCCGTGTTGGGTGTGCTATCGCCAAGTTTGGCCACACTCAGTTCAATGCTCATGGTGCCGCCCAGCTGGTTGGCAAGCCATTCCGCGTCCCTGGCGCTGCCGAGCCAGTCGGTGTCTTCCGTCAGTGGGGTTCCGTTGCCATTCGGCGGGGGAGCGTCCAGCAAAACAGACCACACTTCAAGTGCCTGCCCGCCCACCAGTATCAATCGAGATGGGTCGACTGATACCTGTTTGGATACGCTGAAAAAATCTTCCGGTGTGAATGCCGCCACCCCGTTAGCTTTGGCCATCCGGGCAATTAAGCCGTTTCTTTTTACAAGGCGGGCCAAAGAATAGCGGCGTTCTTTATGTTCACAGGCATGAAGCCAAAAGATGCTCGAACGTCGCCCACTTGGTTGTTGGGAGCTGCGGAGGAAGAGTTGCGAAGCGCGTTGCGCTTTATTTCTTGTAGCTCCAATGCAGTAGCCACGTGTGACACTCGAACGCGAGAAACTTGCCGCTTTTGGGCAAGGGATTCAGGCTTCATGCTGTCCGCCTATTTAGATTGGGTGGTGTGTAGTAAGAAATGCGACTGCAAGAATCGCATAGATAAATAGTACCACTGCTAAGTTAGCCTGCTTGTTGCAGATTACGTTGCTGTTGTAAAAGCGTAGGGATATTTCCGTCAGTCCACTGAGAACCAGTCGCCAATCTGATCGGCCAAAACACTCACCTCGGTTTCTTCCGCCAGCAAAATGCGGTTATCACTGCGCAGCTTGTAAGTGAAGTCGCTCCACCAGTCTTGCCATGCGGTCAACGCTGGTTGGGGCAAGAACTTTGGCGCAGGCTTGAGCACGGCCAGTCCAATTTGCTCTTTTGGGCGTATGCGGTTCAGTGCGTTCAGATCGTTCCAAGCCTGATACATGTTCAGCTTTGTGGTTTCAAGTCCCGAGTTGAAGGCTGACACCACGCTGCAGGCTACCTTGGTGTTGTCGTACTGCACGTCAAAGTAGTGCAGCACCTCCCCCTCCTTGATGATCATGCCTTGCTCGGGCTGTGCAATCGCATCGAACCGAAGCTGGAGTTGTCTTTTCAAAAGGTTTGACACGCTGCTGCGCAATTCAGCTTGGGCCATGCCGGTCAATCGGACAGGTTTGTCTTTGCGCACCACGGTCACAATCCGCTCAAACGTACGGTTCAGCGCGGCATCTTCCGAAGTGCCACTGACGTAATGCCCCGCACCCAGGTGCACTTGGGGACTGCCGCTGACATACTTGGTCACAGGCAAACCGGTGCGCTCAGTCAACTCTGACTCCAGCTCCTGGCGCAAGTACTTCCAGACGCTGTTGCTGTACCGCTGTTCGTAAAAGCATTTGAGCCTTGGCGCTTCGTTGGCAACCCTGAAGCGGACCAGCTTGCCCTTGGTTGACAGGGCAACGCCAATTACGAACCGCTGGGGAACTGCCAACTCGGGCTGAAATTCAATGGCGTGCCAGCGCCCTTCAAACCCTGGCCGTAGTGACTGTCTGGCTTGTGCCGCAACCCAATCCATGTCAATCATTACAGCACCCCCAAACGCTGGTTCATCCAGTCTTGCGCGGTTCGCGCAGCCAAGAATGATAGAACATGCTCCACCATCGAAGCTGACCTTGAGCCATATAGCTGTGAAAGCAGCTGCCCCATGTCGTTTCGCACAGTAGCGAGCACGTGGCTGTGCTTTTCGGCATGATGGGCGATGTGGTTGTAAACGCTGGCCAGCTGTGATGTGGACAGGTGGCGGCGTTTATGGCACGCCCTTATTTCGCGCAGTGTGTGGCTTTCCAGCGCCGTCGATGGAATGGGGGAGGCCGTCCAGTCGTGCATGCCAAACAGCATTTCATGATCGATGGGTATGCACGATTCATCGTTGACATAAAGCACGTTTCCGTTGTTGCGGTCGAGGTTGTAGAAGGCTTCGTCAAATGCTGCAATGGCCGTTCCTTCAAGTGTTGACATCAGCCGTGCCCACTTTCTGTCCCCCTTGGTGCCTGTAAAAATGGCCGAGATGGAGCGGTGGTTCAGCCGTTCAGAAGCCCAGGCCAGCACCCGTTTGCCATTTGCGTAAGGTTTGACCAGTTTGGTGGACGACAGCACCTCGGCTGCCTTGCGTTCGCTCAGCACCAAAACGGCAACTTTTGGCGGCTGGGGCACACCTGCGCCTCGTAAAAACAACCATGCAAGCCCTTCGTTGCCAATGTGAGGGCCGTGTGGCGGTAAAAGCTTGACCACGCTAGCCACTGGTGCGTGCTGCACCGGGTAGCGCACCTCGGCCACATGGGTGGTGGGGTTGACGCCAAGTTGTGAAAGGGGGGCGATGAAGCCTGTGTAACTGTCGTCACCCAGGATCGGGAAGGTCCATTGGCTCACTGCTGGTTGCTCCCTGTTGTGTATTGATGGCTTCTTTCGCCGACCGCACCACATTCACCAGTATGAGGGGGGTCTTCTGTGCACGCATCAGCTCTATACGTGGGTCTGCATCGGTTCAATATTCGCTGCCACCAGATCTGGCACTCTGAAGTAGACCTCCGAACATAGTCACCTCCCTGATCTCGTACTTCCGATCTTTACCGCACCAATGATCTGGGCGCTCATATCAGCTTGATGGTGGGGGGCTTGGCCTCGATCACCCGACCAATGACGCGCACAGCCGGGTCGTCAATCTCTATGGGTGGGTACTCTTTGTTCAGTGCGTGCAAGTACCACCTGGCACCGTCTGTCTTCAACAGCTTGAACGTGGCGCGCTGGCTGTGCACGTCTTTGGCAATGACGTAATCGCCTGCGTTGCCGCCGCGCTCGGGGTCAACGATCAGCACAGTACCGGCTGGGAAGCTGTGGCTTCCAGGCGTTGATGAAACCATGCTGTCGCCCTCGACAAGCAGCGCATAGGCGCCTCTGGAGCAGTTTGCGTCGGTGTCCTCCCAACGCACGGCCTCACCCGGATGAAACAAATCCAACACGTCTGACAACTCCCCTGCTCGAACCCATGAAATCAGCGGCACCCTGTTTCGGGGCTTGTAGTCGCTGACGTTTGATTGTTCTTGTCCGATGGCCCGCCTATGCGTCACACCCACGGCATCACCATCGATGGTGTGCAGCGGTGACCCGGTGATCAACTCATCTGTCGAAATGCCGAACGCTCGCGCCAGGGCCGATGCCTTGTCTGAGCGCTTGCTGTCGCGCACCTCAAGTGCGCTGATTGTCCCAACGTCAACGCCCGACATCTGGGACAGCTTTTTTTGGTCCCAGCCCCGGGCCTCTCTGTGGGTTTTGATGTTTTTTCCGAGTGCCATGGCAACACCTTAAACAAATGTTGAACTGCACATGTTGATTTTGAAATCTACGGTTGTAGAATCAAGGCATGTCAAGCATTCAAGCCGCAATCAATTCAGCAGGTGGGGCGCAGCAACTTGCAGCGTCCATTGGTGTGCCTGCTCAGTCCGTGTATTTCTGGCGGTCTGGGGCACGCCGGGTACCCGCCGAATACTGCCCGGCCATTGAAGCCGCCACAGGCGTGCGCTGCGAAGAGCTGCGCCCAGACGTGCAGTGGAGTGTCCTTCGCGGAACGGAATCCATCAAAGAGGTGGCCCATGGGTGAGCCGCTGTCCGCAGACCAGCCACCGTCTGGTGTTGAGGCCTGTTTTTTGGCAATGCGCGAGGCGCAAGTTACTTCGGTCGCAGACCAATTGGTCCGGGCTGCTGGATTTTCGGCGGCGGATGCATATCGGTCGCTTGCGATGGCGCTCAAACAAACGCCACAGCAGGCAGCACGTTCTAGGTTTCGACGGAAAGCGATTCGAGCAGCAAAGCAGCGCGCATATGCACTGGCCCTGGCATCGCCTGCAAATCGGCCATTGCTCTTTCTGCTGCGCGGCGAATTTGGCTTTGCGAAACCAAGCCGTCCTCGCAAAGCACGCGTATGAAGTGGCTCAACAAGTGTTGCGTCGATACGGGCACCGCAAGAGCGGTCAGCTCGTCGTTCGACAGCGTTTTCTCGTTCATGGGCTGGTCCTTCCTGTTGGGAATGGGGTTGAGGGACTTCCATTCTTTCACGGGCCTGGACCAGCCCGCCAACCACCAAAAAGAGGTGGCCTGAGTGTGCGCCCGCCCACCATTCAGCGGGGCGTACTTCGATCTGGCATACGTCAACACCCTGCCGACAACAACGCCACACCCCGGCAATGCAGAGCAGCTTTGCCGGATTTACGGATCGCGCCAGCCTTTCAAGAAGGCGGAGGACAAGCCGGGAAGCCATGCCCCGGGATTAGGCCGCTTTGGGCCCACTCACAAAGGATGGGGCTCCGGATGATTTCAACCCATCGGCGCGTCGCCGTCCTCGCCTTCCTCTGGGCTCGGTTGCGGAAACGACACCGAGATTTCGAGCGAGCTGTAACAGGTGTCCAGATACATCGGACTGTGAGTTCCATTTTTGACCGTCACCTGAGCTGTTCGCCCGGTCAATTCGCTGAGCGCTTGCGCTATCGCCATTTCGATGCTCGCCTGCGTCGCGCTGGCCAGCGGGTGGGTGGATGGGGTGGTCATGGGCAATTCCTTCAACGGCGATCACTTTACCGGGCCTGGGCCCGAAGAGCATTACCACGGATGCACGCAAATGAATGACAACGATGAAATTCCGGTATTCGCCCGGGGGGTTGCAGGTCCACTGGGAAAGCTGGACATGGATCTCAAAACGAAAGTGGACGAAGGCACCTATGACCTCTTTTGCCGCCAGTGCCGGATCGAAGGCGTTGATGTCTCTGGCGTGCTGAGAGATTTCGTTTATGCCTACGTCTACCAAAAGACGTATGGACAGATGGTTGCCGAAAAGATGAGTCATGACGCCCATCGTATTGACGCAATCAAGCGGCTCATAGGTCACGTTCATGCCCCCGAATTCTTGGCGACGGGTGAACGATGACGAACCCACTGACACCACCTGGGTGCGACCTCCGGGATTTCCCTTTTCTTCCCATTGATGTTCAGCGCTTGCTTACCTCTGAGACATGGGTGCTTGGTACGGCTGACGAAAAGGCTGCAGCTATCACGCTGTGGCTGGCGTGTTGGCATCAGGTTCCAGCTGCCAGCGTCCCAAACAACGACCGCATGCTGGCCCATCTGTCGCAAGCGGGGTCAAAGTGGCCCAAGGTCAAAGAGCATGCCTTGCGCGGCTGGGTTGATGGTGGAGATGGTCGCCTTTACCACCCAGTCGTCGCCGAGAAAGCTCTTGCGGCATGGATAGAGAAGCTGAACAGCGCCATTTCTGGCGCGGTAGGCAATGCAAAAAGGTGGCAAACAGAAGTGGACACAAGCGCTCAGGAGGCTGCGCTTTGTGACGCAATTTGTCGCCTCAAACGTATCGCCCCGGCATCGCCATGCTTGAAAAAGAAGGTGGTCATGTCCCGCAACAAGTCATCGCCCCCCGATCGCCCCCCGACTCAAAACTCATCGCCACCTGATCGCAAGAGAGAGGGAGAGAGAGAGGGAGAGGGATATAGAGAAATACCTCCTACATCGTCACACCAATGCACTCCCCGCGCGCCGCGCGGCGACGACGAAAAACCGCAAACGCCAGCCGAGTGGGTCGAGGTTTTCGCCGAGCAGCACGGCGTTGATGTCGATCACCGCAACTTTCACGACCGAAAGAAATTCTGGCCCCTGGCTGCTGCGTGGACGAATGCCGGTGTCACCGTTGGGCAAATGCGGGCTGCCTGTGCCAAGGCATTTTCCTCGGCAACCGAGCCCATTGCCTGGCTTCCGGCATACGCCGACCGGGTGCTGGCCGGCATGCAGGTCCCTCCGCCGAACCCGAGGCGGGAGGCCAAGTCGTTTGCCCAGCAGGACCGAGAGGCTGGGTGGGCTCGGTGGGAGGAGATGACCGGACGGGTCCACCCCGACCGTGTTGCCGCCGAGGGCGCTTTGATCATCGAAACGGAGGCTCGCTATGTCCCTGCCATTGAAGGCCGTTGACCGGCTGTTTGAGCACCTGGGTTTGATCTACGGTGCAGCGTGGGATCGATCGCTTGGCAGTGCGCCACTGGCGGATGTGAAGGCCTCCTGGGCTCACGAGCTTTCCGGTTTTGCCGACAAGATGGAGCTGTTGGCCTGGGCGTTGGAAAACCTGCCCGAGCCTGTGCCCAACGCGATCATGTTCCGCAACTTGGCCCGCCGTGCCCCGGCGCCAGATGTGCCAAGGCTTCCCGAGCCCAAGCCCGACCCGGTCCGAATGGCCGCCGAGCTGGCCAAGCTGGGTCAGGCTTCGGTCGCAACCAAGGTGGGCGCTGCAGGTGTGGACCACAAGGCCTGGGCAAAGCGAATCATGGCCAAGGTCGACTCTGGTTTGCGGGTCAACCCTACGACAGAGCGCTTCGCCAGGGAGGCTCTTGCCAATGCGTAATTTTCCCGAACACCAGGTATCGACCTCGGAGGCCGCGTGACATGGCAGGAGCAGCTCGACAAAACGGCGCAGCACTACGCGGAACTGGCCCGCGATCCAGCGTGGAAGGCCTACGCCAGGGCCCGGGTGTTGGAGATGGAGTCAGACCCGCTGGGATGCTGGAGGGGGCTGACGGAGTTGGTTCGCAAGAAGCTGGCGGAGGGGGGAGAGTGATCCAAGTCGTCACGCTTCCGTGGCCGCCCAAGGGGCTGAGTCCGAATGACCGGCTGCACCATCACGCTCTGGCCACTCTGAAGAAGTCATACCGGGAGGCGTGCGGCTGGCGGTGCATTGCTCAAGGCCTGCGCCCATTGGAGGGCGTTGAGAAGGCGCTGGTGCATGTGGTGTTTTTCCCGCCGCGAAAGGGGCGTCGCGACATGGACAACTGTCTGTCCAGCATCAAGTCCGGCCTCGACGGTGTGGCCGACGTGCTTGGCCTGGACGATGGCAAGTGGCACATCAGCATGGAAATGGCCCCGGTGGTGGGTGGCATGGTGCGTCTGAGCATCCGCCCGTGGGATGAGCGCATCGCTGCGCTGATTGCAGAGTTGCATGGGGTCACCACACATGGCTGATTCTGTGGACACCCTGAGTGCTGCCACCGGGTTGAGCCGCACGACCATGCTCGAAATCTGGAGTGATGTACAGGCCAATCAAGCCAAGCTGAATGCGTGCCAGCGTCACGAATTCATCAGTGAATCCCCCGGGAAACTTAATGCCAAGTGGCGGTGTTCAGCATGCGGAGGTGTCGTGACATCAACCAATGCTTATTGGTACGAGGCTGGGAGGCGGCATGCCTGAGAACGTCGTGAGCCTTGCGCAATTCAAGGTCCAAGAGGCCGTGGATTCCTTTTATTGGAAGCATGGCCCGTGCTGCGCCGGGTGCGACTGGTGGGCACACCTGAACAGCGTTTGCGGTGAATGCAGGCAATCGGCACCTGTTTCTTGCCATGAGCGCACCGCAATGCTGGGCCTCAAGTTCAGCAGTGTGTGCCCAGGCGCAGGGCATGTGATGACCAATCGCGAACACCGTTGCGGCAGTTTTGTGGATTCATTCGACTGGAAGTCGTTGCCCGCCACGTATTTGCAGCGCATCGGATTCAAAGGGGTGTGCAATGCCTGAGATCGTCGTGATGCGTGGCAATGACGGCAAGCTGTGCGGCTTGGGTGAGAAGTACCACGCCAGCCTGGTGAAGTTCAAGCGCATGCTGCAAGAAGCCACCCCGGGCGATACCTTCTTGTTCTCCTACCGGGTGCCCCGAAGCCCCCGGCACCACCGCTGGTTCTTCGCCGGCGTCAATGAGTTGCTGGGCATGCAGGAGACCTTTGCCGACATCGAGCACCTGTTGGTGTTCCTGAAGGTGGGCGCGGGTTTTGTGGAGTTCATGCCCAGCGCCGATGGCCAGCTTGTCGCTGTGCCCAAGTCCATTTCTTGGCACGCCCTTGACGAACGCGAGTTCACCGAGGTCCGAATGGCCATGCAGAACTTCCTGTGGACCCAGCAGGCCCAGGCCGCGCTCTGGCCGCACCTCGACCCTGAGCAGCGTTACGCGATGGTCGATGCATGGAGCCGTGGATGAGCGCAATCACAAACATTCGCCGCAAAGCTGCCAAGTTCTATGAGGCCACCGGCAAAGAGCCCACGCGGGTTTACCTTGCTAGCGGCTCATGGTACGACCTGGCCCAGGAGTTAAAAACATTGGGCTATTTCGTGAGCCCATTGCATCAGCCAAGCCAGTTATGTCGGTTTGAAGGCATGCGCATAACCCTGACTTTGGGGGATGACCAGCATATCGGCTTCTCCTACGACGAAGAGGACGTGGCGTGACCACCAAAGCCGAACGTGAACACATGGGCCGGGTGGCGGAGCTTGGCTGCTACCTGTGCCGACACCTCGGGTATGGCCCCAGCCCAGCCCAGGTGCACCACCTGCGCGAAGGCCAGGGCATGGCCCAGCGCGCCAGCCACTTTTTGACCATCCCCCTCTGCGATGTACACCACGCCAACAGCAGTCCGGACGGCATTCACGGCCAGCGACGCGCCTGGAAGCTGGCCGGAGTTGGGGAGATGGACGGGCTTGCAGACACGATTGAAAGGCTGATGACCTCGTGAATCTCTACGCATGCCACAACCGACCGTCGTTGCTCAGGATGCAAACACAGGAGCCAAAACGCATGAATGCCGCCACATCAACGCTTGAAGTTGTCCTCAACTGCATCAAAGAGCTGACAGCAACGACCGGCATGGCGCCGCGCAACGACATCATCAGATTGACAGCCCTATCGCCCAACACGATCAAGGAGCGGCTTGATGAATTGATCGAGTCTGGGCAGATCAAGCGTCGCGAGCGTGGCGTCTATCAGTACGTCTCCACGTTTCCTGCTGCACGCCCGATTTCACGCACAGCGCTGGCGGATGGAACAACCGTCATTGAGGTTGGTGACACAGTGCTCCATCTCACGCCGCAGGAGGATCGAGCCATGGGCGGGATGTACGGGGGTGCGCTGGTTGTTGATGCGCTCGTCAGTGCGATTGGGCAGATGAAAAGGGCGCTGTGACCTTGCGTGGTGTTTGGGGCCCGCATGCCTGACCTGTACGTCCGGAACGAAACCACCGAGACCAGTGGGAGCCGATGCGCTGCGGGCCATTGAATTTTACGGGTGGCCCTTGGAAAATTGCATATTCCCAATTAGGCTGCCCTAATTTCTGCCCGCCGTGCCCGACCGCCCACCCGGCCTGCTGCCCGCCCAAAAACCCAACCACCGCCCCTGCAAGCACTGCACCTTTTTCGCTGGCTGGTCCCCAGTGATCGTGGCGGGGAAGCAGGCGGATGGCATTGCTGCGATTTGTCGCGAGGGGTCCAGTGTCATGATCCGCTCACAGCCCGAAGTCGGCTGCGTGCACTGGCGTCGGGCTGTGGGGGCCGATGACGATTTGGGCGAGTAGCGCTGCCAATTTGGCCAACCTTAATTTGCAAGGGCGAGCCACGCGTCGCAATCCGCACCACAGCCACCTGTGGGGTTTGAAACCTCGCTCCATCACCGGCACAGTGCCGGCCCATGAGTGAAAAGACCGCCACAAAAGCGCAAAAGCCGCCAGTTGACTGGGAGGCCATTGAGCGCGACTACCGTGCCGGTGTGATTGCGCTGCGCCAGATTGGGCACGACCGTGGTGTTTCCCATGTGGCCATCAACAAGCGGGCGAAGAAGTTTGGGTGGACCCGCGACCTCAGCGCAAAGATTCAGGCAAAGGCCGATGAACTGGTTACCAAGGCAGCGGTTACCACGATGGTTACCAACAACCCGGTAACCGAGGCTCAAATAGTTTTGGAGAACGGCGCGCAGGCTGCAGCCATCAGGCTTGGGCACCGCAAGAGCATTGGCCGGTTGCAGACCATCATTGCCGCCCAGCTTGACGAGCTGGAGGCCAGCAGCGGGCCAGAGCAGGCGGCGTTGCTGCGAGAGCTGGGCGACCGGATGCGCGAAGAAGACGACAACGGGCGCGACCGCTTGAACGATGTGTACCGGGCCGTCATCAGCTTGCCCGAGCGCTCCAAGGCGGCGAAGCAGCTGGCCGAGACTCTGCGCATTGCCATCGACCTTGAGCGACGCGAGTTCGGGATGGACAAGGCTGATGTGGCCGACGATCCGCTGACCGCGCTGATCAAGCGCATCAACTCCAACGCAGGCTCTGCATTCAAGCCCGTGGCCATCGATCCAGCTCACAGCCAGGACGACGACGAATGAAAGCCGTTTACTACATCACCAGCTTGTCAACTGGCCGTGTGTACGTCGGTTCTACAACCCGCACGACCAAGCAGCGGTTTGCGGAGCATTTGCACTACCTTCGCAAAAACACGCACCATAGCAAGCACTTGCAGCGCATCTTCAACAAGTATGGCGAGGCCGACTTGGCATTCAGCGTTGCCCAAGTGTGTGATGAATGCGAGGACTTGCTGGCGGCAGAACAGGCCCACATCGACAAGAACATCACCATCGCACTGAACACGGCCCCAGTGTCCGATTCAATCTATGCAGCCCACCATGCGAACCGTGGACGCAAGATGACAGACGAAGAGAAGGAAAGGCGCAGAGCAGCGGCATTGCTGGCCATTGAAGAGGGTAGGCAGAAGCACACACCGTGGAGCGACGAGCGCAAGGCTGCGCATGCAATCAGGCTCAAGGGCCGCAAGATGCCACCAGTCAAGCAATCAACGATGGACAACATCAGCGAGGCGCTGAGGGCACGCCACGCCTTGCTTGGCACCAGCGCCAAGAAGAAGCTGACCGACGAGCGCACAGCGTTCATTGGCCGCGAGATTCAATGCTGGCTTGACATGCGGGCCAAGGGCATGAGCTATCGAGAAATGGAGAGGGTGACAGGCCGTTGCCGCAAGGTTTTGTCAAGGGAATGCGGAAAGGCTTTGGCATGACCACGCATGTAATCCCATCGCCAAATCTGCCAAGCAATCCAGAAGAGCTGGAAAGGTTCCTTGCTGACCCTGAGCAACGGTTATTCAGTGGAGCGCTGTACCGCATCATGGTCAAAGGTGATGACCCGAACAGCGACGAAACGCATATGCCTTTCAAGCCCAACCGGGCGCAGAGGCGGTTTATCAAGCGACTGTGGCACCGCAACCTGATTCTCAAGGCGCGGCAGCTGGGCTTCACCACGCTGATCTGCATTCTTTGGCTCGACCATGCACTGTTCAACCCTGACCAGCGCTGCGGCATCATCGCTCAAGACCGCGACGCCGCGAAGGTGTTGTTCCGCGACAAGGTGAAGTTTGCCTACGACAACTTGCCTGAAGAGCTGAGAGACCGCTTTCCGCTTGCTGCGAACAACGCCGACGAGCTGGTGTTCGGCCACAACAACAGCAGCGTGCGAGTGGCAACCAGCATGCGCTCGGGCACGATCCACCGCCTGCACATCAGCGAGTTCGGGAAGATTTGCGCGAAGTACCCGGACAAGGCGCAGGAGGTGATGACCGGCTCGATACCGGCAGTGCCTACCAACGGCATCCTTGTCATCGAATCGACGGCCGAGGGCAAAGAGGGCGATTTTGCCAAGCTGTGTGATCAGGCCGAAAAACACCACCTGGCCAAGCTGCCACTCACGCCACGGGACTATCGATTCCACTTCTACGCCTGGTGGCAAGACCCGCATTACCGGATGGATGCCACGACGGTGCCCGTCAATCGCGCATGGCATGAATACTTCGATCGGGTAGAGGTGGAGATGGGTTGCCGCATCGACCCAGACCAGCGGGCCTGGTACGTGGCAACCATCACGGCCGACTTTGCAGGCCGCGAAGAGCGGATGTGGCAGGAGTACCCAAGCACGCCGACCGAGGCGTTCCAGGTCAGCACCGAGGGCAACTATTACGCCAAAGACATGGCTGCACTGCGCAAGCGAGGCGGAATCTGTGATGTGCCCGTGCTTGACATGCCCGTGAACACGTTCTGGGACATCGGCAACACCGATGGGTGCGCCGTGTGGTTCCACCAAGAGCTGCGCGGCGAGGACCGCTTCATCGACTACGAAGAGGGCCACGGTGAGGACTTGCGCCACTACGTGAAAGAGCTGAACAAGCGCGGTTATGTGTGGGGGACCATGTTCCTGCCCCACGACGCGGACCACCAGCGGCTGAGCGACTTCAACCGAAGCACCAAGCAGATGCTGCAAGCGCTGATGCCAGGTGTTCGCTTCATGGTCGTTCCGCGCATTTCAGAGCTGCAAACAGGCATCTTTGCCACACGCAAGCACCTCAAGGCCGCGTGGTTTGACCGTGCGCGCTGCGACCAGGGCATCAAGCGCATTGACGGCTACCGCAAAAAGTACAGCACGGTGCAGGCCCGGTTCATTGACGAGCCAGACAAGGCCAATGGATGCAGCGAGGGCGCGGACGCACTGAGGCAATGGGCACAGGCCAAGGAGCTTGGATGGCTGGCCAATCTCAGTCATGAGCCATCGGCCGCCGCCCGAAACGATTACGACCCCCCGCCACCACCCGATTGGCAACTGTGAGGCCACCCCACATGAACGACGAAAACACCCCCAAAGACAGCGCCAAGATGGGCGAGGCCATGACGCCGGACGAGTTCTCGGACATCCTTGAAGAGATCGAAAACCAGCCCGCGTGGCGCGCTCGTGCCGACAAGGAGATGGACTACTACGACGGCAATCAGCTCAACAGCGAGTTGCTGCAAAAGCAGAAGGCTCTCGGCATCCCGCCAGCTGTTGAAAACGTCATCCAGCCTGCCATCAATGCGCTGATAGGCATGGAAGTCAAGACCAGAAAGGACTGGCGCGTCAGCCCTGATGGCGACCCGCAGGGGCAGGACGTTGCCGATGCACTGAACTACAAGCTGAACCAAGCCGAGCGGCACAGCGGGGCCGATGTGGCGTGTGGCGAGGCTTTCAAGCCCCAGGCTGGCGTAGGCGTTGGCTGGGTGGAAGTCAGGCGCGAGAGCGACCCATTCAAATACCCTTACAAGTGCGCCCCCATCCACAGAAATGAGATTTTTTGGGACATGAAGGGCAAGGAGCCAGACACCACAGACTGGCGCTGGCTGGTGCGCAAGAAGTGGATGCACATCCGCTCCGCTGCGCAGACGTTCAGGAGGCACAAAGACCTGATCGAGCGCATCGATGGCCGGTGGTCCGGTGAATGGGACTTGAGCATGGACGGCTCCACCGGAACAGGCCTGTCTGATTCGTGGGAAACACAGCGGTCGTGGACGCACGAGGAGCAGATGTGGCACGACACTTCGACACGCCATGTGTGCATCTTCGAGGTGTGGTACCGGAGGTGGGTGGAAGTCACGGTGCTGAGGCACCGCGACGGCAGGGCGGTTGAGTACGACCCAGCCAACCAAGCGCACAACGTGGCCGTGGCCACTGGCGTTGTCAAGGTGGTCAAGGCCTTGGTGTCTCGTGTGCGCCGTGCGTTCTTCCTTGGCCCGCACCGCCTGGAGGACGGACCAAGCCCGCACAAGCACCGCTATTTCGGGTACATCCCGTTTTTTGATACCCGCGAGGATGCTACCGGCGTGCCGTATGGCCGCATCAAGGCGATGATCTTCCCTCAGGACTCCCTAAACAGCGCAATCAGCAAGCTGCGTTGGGGCATGAGTGCTGTGCGAGTCGAGCGCACAAAGGGCGCGGTTGCCATGCCGGATGCGATTTTCCGACAACAAGTTGCACGCGTTGACGCCGACATCGTGCTCAACCCTGAGCACATGAGCCAGCCGGGTGCGAAGTTCGAAGTGAAGCGCGACTATCAGCTCAACGAACAGCAGGCCAGGCTGATGGATGACGCCCGTATGAGCATTGAGCGAGCATCCGGCATCACGTCTGGTTTGATGGGGCGAACTGGATCTGCGACGTCCGGGCTTCAGGAGCAAACCCAGGTGGAGCAGTCCACCCAGTCGCTGGCCGGGTTGATGGATTCGTTCGGGCGCAGCCGTGCATTGGTGGGTGAGTGCATGCTGTCCATGATCATTGAGGACATTGGCCGCGAGCAGGAGACAGTGGTGATTGAGGGCAACACGTTTGAGAAAGAGCGCACCGTGATGCTCAACATGCCCGAGGTGGACCCGGCTACCGGCGTGGAGTACCTGAGCAACGATGTGCAGCGCCTGCGCCTGAAGGTGGCATTGGAGGATGTGCCCACATCCAGCAGCTTCAGGGCGCAGCAGCTCACGACGCTGGGCGAGGCGGTGAAGAGCATGCCTCCAGCCATGCAGGCAGCCGTGATGCCATTCATGGTTGGGCTGATGGACCTCCCGTACAAAAAGGAAGTGGTGGAGGCCATCAAAGCTGCTGCACAGCAGGAAAGCCCCGAGGCCATCGAGCAGCGCATCAAAGAAGCCGTGGCCGATGCCCTGGCCAAATCCGGCAACGAGCTGAAGGCCCGCGAAGTGGCCATCAAGGAGCGCAAGGCTGACAGTGAGATTGCCAAGCTGGTGTCCGAGTCAGTGGAGTCAGGCCTTCGCGCAGCCTTCGCAGCAATGCAGGGTGCCCAGGTGGTGGCGCAGATGCCGCAGGTTGCGCCGGTGGCCGATGTGCTGATGCAAAACGCAGGCTGGAGACCACCGACACCTGCAGGTGTTGATCCGAACATCCCCATGCCGCAGGGAGAATGGCAAAACATGGCCGCCATGCAATCTGGACAAGCGCCGGTTGCTACCAATTCTGCATCGGGTGACACCAGCCCGCTGACACCAGCCAACCCAGTGGAGCCAGCCAGCCCCATGGTGGGCCAGAACCAGGGCATAGAAACAATTCGAGCCGACTCGGTTGTGTAGCGACTTTCCCCGGAATTCCGCCTGAAAACGCCAGAGAGCAGACCCCACAGAGGATCACACCCTGTGGGGTTTTTCTTTTTTCACTGGTGCTTGCAAACTGCGTAGCAAGTCGCCAGGGCAACTTGGCGGCGAACCGCAACGTCGTGATGACGTAGCACCTTCCCGTAGCTGGAGATTGACCAGCGTGGGGGCTTAGGCCCCTGCGCGGCCAGTCGAATGCGCGACCTTTGGGGCCACTCCGACAAGTGGCAGGGACGCATGGCAACGACTCAAGCTGAGTTTTTTCGAGAGCATGCCGCTTCAGGCGATTTGACGGATGCGCAGATGGCAGAGCTTCTTTCTCTGCCCGAGGGCGATACCACCTTGCTGGTGGACAGCGGGAAGCCCGACCCCGCACCTGCTGAAGCCGACAAAGCACCGAGCGCGGACGCAAAGACAACGACCGATGACCAATCCAAGCCAGCCACCACCCAGGTGGTGCTCGCAAAGGACGGTGTTCACACCATCCCATACGAGAAGCTGGTAGAGGCACGTGACGGTGAGAAGCACTGGAAGGCCCAGGCAGAAGCAGCCCAGCAGCAGCTGGCAGCGCTTCAGGCCCAGGCAGACCAGCGCGCAGCGGCAGGACAAAAGCCAACGGCGTCAGACACAGCAGTGGCCCAGGCCACGGCCGCGATTGATGCCGGTGCAGACCCTGGGCTTTTTGGTGACTTCAGTGAAGCCGCCATTGCAAAGGGTGTGCAGGCACTGGCTGAAAAGCTGGTTGAGGCCCGCATGGCTGCGCTTGAGGCAAAGCTGGAGCAGGCCGTCAAACCGCTGCAGGCGACAGCCGAAATCACCGAGGCCGAGAAGCACTGGCGAGCGATCTATCAGGCACACCCTGACGCGGAATCGCTCGCGGAAAGCGCAGAACTGAAGGCGTGGATTGACACACACCCGAGTTTTTTGCGCCAGGGCTTTGAGGTGGTGCTCAAGCAGGGCACGTCCGCGCAGGTTATCGAGCTGCTTGATGCGTTCAAGGCTGCAAACGGAAGAACTCAACAAACGCCGCCCGCCGCACACAACGCAGCGGAAACCGCGAAAGCGGTGATCGAAAAGGCCCAGACGCAAGGCCCGGCCAGCTTGTCGGAGATCCCCGGCAGTGCAGCGGGCCCGGCAGATGAGCTGGAAGCGATCCGGCAAATGTCGGCGACAGACCTGATGGGGAAGCTGGAAGGCAAAACCCCTGAGCAGATCGAGGCGCTGATGGCTCGGCTCTTGTAGCCGGTTTTTGACAGAGCAAGGCAACGCCGGGATGGCGTGGCCCCCTCCCACTGAAGGAGCCCATCATGGGTAGCAAAACGAGTATTCCCTATGGCCACCCCATGGCCAAGGTGGTGCAGGCCGCAGGTCTGTTCACCGCCCACATGGCGCGCAACACGACCCTCAACCGCCTGACGGGCAAGATGCCCACGCAGGCCGACGCTGAGAGCAACACGCGCAAGCAGACCAGCTCTCACTATCCCATCGTCCGCGCCATGGACTTGGGCAAAAAGATGGGTGACGAGATTGAGTTCGACCTGTTGAACCCAGTTGGCGGCAAGCCCATCATGGGCGGCGAGAACGCTGAAGGCCGTGGTGTTGGTATGTCGTTCAGCCAAGACCGGCTGCGCGTCAACCAGGCGCGATTCCCCATCTCTGCTGGCGACACCATGAGCCAGATTCGCAGCCCTCATGAGCTGCGCACACTGGCCCGCGCTTCCGCCCAGGCTTTCATGGATCGCTACGGCGACCAGTCCATGTTGGTGCACATGGCCGGTGCCCGTGGCTTCCACAACAACATCGAGTGGGCTGTTCCCCTGGCTTCGGACCCGGATTTCGCCAAGATCATGGTGAACCCGGTGAAGGCTCCCACCAAGAACCGCCACTACATGAGCACCGGCTCTGGCATCGAGGCTTTTGCCCAAAACGCGGGCGAAATGTCGATTGCCACCACTGACCTGTTCAACATGAGCGTGGTTGACGGCATTCGCACCGTGATGGACACCATCGCCTTGCCTCCACCTCCCGTGATTTTCGAGGGTGACAAGGCAGCGACGGACAGCCCACTGCGCGTGTTGCTGGTGTCTCCTGCCCAGTACAGCGGCTTTTCCCAGGACAGCACCTTCCGGCAGTTGCAAGCAAGCTCGATGGCACGCGCACAGCAGGCCAACATGCACCCCTTGTTCCTTGGCGAAGCTGGCCTGTGGAACGGCATCTTGATTGTGAAGATGCCCAAGCCCATCCGCTTTCGCGCTGGCGACCAGGTGCGTTACTGCGCCTCGTACACCAGCGAGGCTGAATCGGTGGCCACCGTGCCAGCGTCTTTTGGCACCAACTTCGCGGTGGACCGCGCCATCCTGTTGGGTGGCCAGGCGCTGGCCGAGGCGTTTGCGAAGCACAACAAATCTGGTGGCCCCTTCTTCTGGAGCGAGAAGGAACTGGACCACGACGACAAGCTGGAACTGTTGGTGGGCACGATTCGCGGCTGCTCCAAGATTCGCTTCGAGATCGACCACGGCGACGAAAAGCGACTGACCGATTACGGCGTGACCGTCATCGACACGGCTGTGGCAGTCCCTGCCGAGGCCTGATTGTGATTCTGGGTGGGCTTCGGCCCACTCATCGCAAGCATCCAACCCGATTTTGAAGGAGCCTGACCATGGCCACCGTTACCAAAAAACGCTACCAAGACACCCAGAACTTTGGTGCCGTGCCCTACGGCAACTTGACCACCTTGGAATACGTTGTGACCACCAATGCGTCTGGCGCTGTGGTCAACAGCGATTCCACCGCTGCTGTCGCGTCGGGAGACGTGATTCGCATTGGCATCCTGCCTGCGGGCTTTCGTCTGCACGACAGCCTGACCATCGTCAACGACGCGTTCACCGCTTCAGTGACCGGAACGCTGGGCTTTGCCTACGCTGACGGCGTGGATGACGCGACTGTGCCACAGGATGCCGACTACTTCGGTGCAGCCGTGGCCATCAACACGGCGGGCCGCTACCGGGCAAGCAACAACTCCGTGGTGCCGGTGACGCTGCCCAAGGATGCGTTTCTGACCCTGACCACCGGTGGCGCAAATCACACCACCGCCGCCAACGCCGTGATCTTGGTGACCGGCGAACACGTCGGCGTGTAGGCGTCACCAGACGCCAATCGGCCGCCCCGGGACATGCGCTCGGGGCCAACAACCCAGGCAGATTCACTATGAGCACCATCGCGATTACCTACATTGGGCACCGCCCCGTCTACAAGGACGGCGCATGCGGTTCTGGCGTGACGTTTGAGAAGGGGCAAACCCTTCACATCCCGGCGCAGTTCGCGCTGAAGATGCTCAAACACCAATCTGTGTACGTGCGAGCTGATGATGTGGCGTCTGAGTCTGCCGTGGTTGTTGAGGTCACCGACACCACAGAGGATGACAAGCGCGCCAAGGAGTTCAACCAGCAGCAGGACATGCGCGACACCTTTGCCCAAATGGACAAAGACGCGCTGGCCACATTTGCCAAGACTCACTGGCGAATCGATTTGGACAAGCGCATGAAGGTGGAGAACCTGCGCACCCAGGTTTGCCAGCACTTTGACCAGTTTGGCGTGGCCTGACCATGAGACTGGAGCAGCTGATTGCTCAATTCAGGGTGGATTCCGAGGATAAGTTGGAGCCATACCTGTTTTCTGATGACTCGATCATCCAGTGGCTCAATGAAGCACAGGAAGAGGCCTGCATTCGCGCAAATCTGCTGCACGAATCCGATGACGAGTCGGTGTGCGAGATTGATGTCCAAGCCGGTGTCATGACGTACCCGGTGCATGCGTCAATTATTTGCATCACGCGTGCGGCATTCACGCCGGTTGGGTCCACTGGTGAGGTGGAGATGCACCAGACGGATGCATATGAGCTGGACCGGACCCGCCCTGGCTGGAGGCAACTGGTTGGCACGCCCACAAGCCTGATTCACAACGACACCCACATTCGGCTCGGGTGCAGGCCTGACGCGGACGGCGTTATTCGGCTGGAGGTGCAGAGGTTGCCGCTGAATCCGATGCTTGGCGATGCGGACGAGCCAGAGATTGCAGCCATTCACCACAGGCACCTGGTGCACTGGGCGCTGTACCGGGCATTCAGCATCCCGGATGCCGAGGTGCACGACGCCGAACGTACCGCACGTGCAGAAAGTGCGTTCGCTCGGATTTTTGGTATGGGAGTGGATGCGGACACGCGACGCACCGGACATGCGAATGTTCCGCATCACACCCAGCCGTGCTGGATGGGCTGACCCATGGCTGAAAAAATTGCTGTCAGCAAGTGGGGCGGCCTGAACAACGTCGGCGAGTACACGCGCACGGGCATTGGGTGGCTGTCGGTGGCCGACAACGTGGATGTGACCGACGCCGGGCGCATCGAATCCCGAGAGGGCTTTACTCGGCGCATTGCCACCCCAATGTCCGGTGGGTTTTCCACAAAAGACCACCAACGCGCCTACGTCATTTCTGGCAATCAGGTGTGCCGCGTCACGCCGGGCATGGCGCTTGTCTCGCTGGCGACGCTGACGGTGTCGGCGCGCATGTACTGGGCAGAGGTGAACAACCATGTGTACTTCAGCAATGGCGTGGACTATGGCCGCATCGGTGACGATGATTCTTGCGACGCCTGGCAATGCGGGGTTCCTGCACCCGTCTCTCTGGGGGCTGATCCTTTCGGACGCCTGGACGCCGGGGTGTATCAGGTGGTGTGCACGTTCGTCATGGCTGATGGCCGTGAAACTGGGGCTGGAACGGCTCAAGCCATACGAATTGCGCAGGGCGAGTCGCTTTCGATCACGAACATTCCACAGCGCCCTGGCGCGTTGACTCGCGTCTATGTGACGCCCGCCGACTCTCCGGTGTTTGGCCTGGCTGCCACGACGGCTGCAACGTCACTGCGTTGGAATGACAGCCCAGACATGCTGGGCGAGGCGCTGCAAACCATGCATTTGGGTGATGTGCCCACCGGTGCGACGGTGATCGCCTCATACCGCGCACGCATGTACGCGGCGATGTACCTGCCAGCCGAAAACGCATCGGTGATTTGGTTCAGCAAGCCGCTGCAACACCATTTGTTTGACCTGCACGAGGACTTTTTGATGGTCCCCGGGCAGGTGCACATGCTGGCCGATGCGGGCGAGGCCCTGCTGATTGGCACGTCCATTGGCATTCATGCCTACAACGAGGAATCGCTGGCTGAGCTGGCCACCTACGGTGTGGTGCCTGGCTGGCCGTGGGCAACTGACCCTGGCACAAAAAAGGTGCTGATCTGGACGCAGCGCGGAATTTGCGATGCGCTGCCGTTCTCAAACCTCACAAGCAACACCGTCAGCGTTCCGCCGGGAGCGCAGGCGAGTCTGTGCGTTGTCGAGCGCGACGGGCAGAAAAAGCTCATGGCCAACCTGATTGACGGTGGCGTGGCATTCAACCAGCGACTTTAAGGAGCAAAACACTATGGCACTTCGCTTTTCAACGGGATTGCGCAATGCAACCATTGGCACCATCGGCATGGCCGGTGCGCTGGCCGGTGGTGTCATTGAGATTTACACGGGTGCTCAGCCCGCCACGGCTGATGACCCCGTTGCCGGGACGCTGCTGGGGGTTGTGACCACAAACGGTGCCGCATTCACGCCCGGGAGCCCCACCAACGGCCTGACGTTCGCGTCTGCGGCCAGTGGCTCCGTGTCGAAGTCTTCCAGCAACTGGCAGTTCACGGGTCTGGCCAATGGCACGGCAGGGTGGTTTCGATTCAAGGGCAACGCGGTGGATGCCGGGGCATCGAGCACCACGGCCGTGCGCTTGGATGGCTCGATTGCCACCAGTGGCGGCGACATGACCATCGGCAATATCAATGTGACGACTGGCGCGCCCAACACCGTTGACCAATTTGTGCTGACCTACCCGGCCCAGTGATTCCAATGCCGGTCATTCACAAGGTCATTGAGGGCGGCGAGCAGTACCTGGGCTGGGCGCTGGCACGTGAGCGTGTGCTGCGAAGCCAGGGAGGAAACCGCGCGACCAAATATGACCTTGGGGATGCGGAGGTCGAAATCAGGATTGTGGGCAACCAGTCGCTTGTGATGCTGCGCGATGCCCAGCAGATGCCGCGTGGCTGGGTGGCGTTCCCGCTGTTTGTGCAGCTTGAGTTCAGTGCGGTCAACGCCGTGGATGCATACGGCGGGCCCCAGGGTGAGGGCGAGAGGCCAATACCACCAGCGCCACCCCGTGGTGACGACCCACCCGTTTATGAGCGCCCGGGGCAAGACGACTTCAAGGCGGAGGTGTTGGAGTACGAGGGGCCATCGCTGCTGGCTGCATTTGAAGCTCAGCTTGCCGCCCGCCTGCCTGTGTTTGTCCAGTTGAATCAAGGTGTTTCAGAGGCAGAGGCAAGACTGCGGCTGCTTGGGATGAGGGAGTATTACGGCATCTCAAGCGCTGGAGACAACGAGGCGGGCATGCCTGTTGCGCTGTACAGCCCTGCGGACGACTGGCGTTTGGCGGTTTGGCAATCTGAAATCGACTACCAGCAGCAGTACGCGCAGTGGAACGCGGCAGCCGGATCGCTTCAGCAGGCGTACCTGGAGCAGCTTTCTGTTTGGACCAGCACCGTGCTGGCCGAGTGGGAGGCCAAAAACCTGCCATCCATCGTCTGCCCGCCTTACTTTGTTGACCTGATCGCCAGACAGAGGGCAGGGCGGGCCTCTCAGATTGCGGCGCTTCGCCATGAGATCGGCCAGGGTCTGGCCGTGCTGCCCATGTTCAATCCGGTGATGCACCCGGATTACACGCCCAGGGAGGCCCCGTCCGAGCCGTTTGTGCTTGGTAGCAAGGCGTCGCAATTGGCCTGGAGGCCGGATGGCAGTTACGAGGCGATCCCGGCGTCAACATCCGGTGGGAACTACGCACCAGCCGTGCAAACGTGTGGATCTGTGGACTTTGGTGTGAGCTACACGAACACCTATGTGCCCCGGTTCATCAGCAACAGACAGGCGTTTGGCTACCTGGTGAATGGCGTGGTGCGAACGACAGAGGCTTCGGCACCCCCCATGGCGCAGGCAACCCCGCTGGACTTCTATGGCGAATGGCTGCAGTCGCCGCGCTCAACGGCCACCGATCCCGTTTCGTTTGACTTCTTTTATGGGGGGCAAACGGGCGAGGTTTTCTTTGCCATGTTCGAGTACGAGGCCTACGACTACGAGACCGACGAGTGGCTTTGGATTCCGGCGCTTGAGCTCAGGAACACGCAGCCTCTGACATCCTGCTACTCCATTTGCAACGCCTACCCAGACCACGAGCGCGAGGCCGCTTACACAAATCGGCCGGCGCTGGATCGCTCTGTGAGGGCGATGCGAAGCCATGCATTTTTCAAGCAGTCGAGGACGCCCGCGGGATCATGGTCCAGCCCACAGGCGATTGCGGCAGCCGCCATTGAGGTTGACCTGGCGGCGCTGATTGCCCGGGGCGTGTCACCGGATTTGCCGGATGGCATTTGCGTGCTTGGCGGTCTGATGGATTGGATGTTGCCGCAGCACCCCGACCCCGGGTCTGCCGTGGACGCCGGGCACATGGCCTCGGCATCGATTCCCGAGACGGTTTCTGCCGTCATGTCTCCCAACGACTTCATGCACTGGCTTTATGCGCAGTGCCTTAACCGTTTCCAAATTTCATTCCAGTAAGGAGCAACCATGGCCATCAAATTCTCTGTTGCCTCCCGCAACGCTCAGCTGGATGCCCACGAGGCAACCGTAGGTGCATCTCCCAAGCTGCGCGTTTTGACCGGTGCGGCACCGGCAAGCTGCGCCGCTGCCCAGACAGGCACCTTGCTGGCCGAGCTGACACTGCCTGCTGACTGGGCATCAAACGCGGCATCTGGCTCCAAGGGCCTGCTCGGCTCCTGGTCTGGCACCGTGGTGGCAGACGGTGTGGCGGGGTACTACCGGATTCTGGACAACGCCGGAACCACGTGTCATGAGCAAGGCACCATGGGTGCTTCAGGCGCCGACCTGAACGGCGCGACATCGCTGACGACGGGTCAGGTGCTGGTGATCACGGCAAAGACCCTGACCGCCGGAAACGCCTGATAAACCCAACAGTGGAGGCCGTTCATGGCCGTTGATCCCCTTTTCGAGCAGACCCAGCTCCTGGTTCAGGGGGCATCCGCGGCGAACGCGGTGCCTACCCGCCGGGTGGAGGGGATGTCGCTTGCCGTCTATGACATGGAGGTCTCCACGGCCAACACCACGCCAGGCAGCGGCTGCCTTGTGTTTGGTGCGGCTGGCCAGCTGACGGCGTCGAGCGAGACATCCGAAGTTGGCGGGTATGTGCTGTCTGTGATGCAGCACCCGGGGGCGGTGGCGACTGCCATCGAGGCGGTTGTGGAGGCGGCGTGGAGCCCGGGTGGCAACTTGCTGTCTGCCCCAGGTGTGGCCATCACGGGCGATGATGATGTGGCCGACCGGTATTCGGTCTTTGTGACGAAAAACGGCGCAGCCTTCAAGACGGGGGCCATTCAGCTGTCTGCAGGCAAGTCGTACATCCGCGTTCAGCTGAACACGGCGGCCATGACTGTCGATGTGGTTGTTACGCCTGATGGCGGCAGCCCAATCGCCTATGGTTTTCCGTACTTCACGCCGGTCACCGAGGCTTACCCGTTTGTGGTTGGCGGGGCAAAGGCCGTGGATGTGGTGCCGTCCGCAGCGCAGGCGAGCGCATCGGTGAGCCTTGGCCCGGCGGGGCTTTCGATCACGGCCATTGCGGCCGAGTTCACCCTGCGGGCCATCATCGACCCAACGGTGCAGCTTCTGGGCGGCGGGTTTCTGCCGATTGGGCGCGTGGCCTCTGGAGGCTCTGCGACGATTTCCGGGTTTGGTGCCGAGCACACCGTGCAGCTGGCAAGCAAGGATGATTCATCCGCCGGGGCAGAACTCGTTGCGGGCTTCATGGCGGCGCTTCAGTCCGCTGGCTTTGCCTGCAGCTCGACCGCGCTGGGTGGCGGTGCCTACAAGCTCAGTGTGTTTGCGCGATCACCGTCTGACGAGGTGCTGCTGGCCACGCCGCCCGAGATCAGTGGCACATCTGAAATTCTGGCCCAAGGGTATGACCTGGGGGGCAATTTCTTCAGCCGTACCGACACGTTTGCCGTGGTTGGTCGCGTGGATGTCGGGTCTCCGGCGCGGTTCGGCAGCAGCGTTGCGGTGAACCAGGTCACGCACTTTTCGGTTTTTGTGGCCGACCCGAGCCGGGACTACACCCTCACGGCGCACCTCGACACAAACCACACCGGTTGGCTGCCAACGCAAATCGCGTCTGTCAGCCTGAAGGGTGACGTGGCTGGCGGTCTGGCCGCGCTTTCGCTGCGTCTGGGCATAGGGGTGTGGAACCAGGTTCAGCCTGGGCTCTATGTGGCGACGCACGTTGCCGACACGCCAGGCCCACGGGTGGCGGCGCTGTTTCTGCGCGAGACCGTTGAAACGGTGTCGGCAGTCTCCAAGCTCTATGGTGTGAGGGTGACTGCCGCAGGTCGGTATGACGATGCGTTTCCCGCGCTCCCGTGGCCGACGACCAGTGTCCCGAGTTCTGTGGGTACGTCAAACTCTGAGCCAGACCCAGAAAATGTGGTGCTGCAGCTTCTCGGGGATGCAAGCGGCGGTGTGTTCCCATATGACAGTTCGACGCGCCACTACGGTGCCACGCTCTCGTCGATTACGCCATCGACGAGCCCGGAGGTAGACGGTCTGGGGATTGCGTTCAGCAACTACCCATCTCGCTTTTACTCTGACGCCATCGCCGAACTGGCGACCGTGGGCACCGAGCCGTTCTGCATCCGCGCATTCGTGTACCAGACCGCACGCAGCTTCAATGGCGCGTTCATCTACAGCGGGGCCACGGTTGCGGAGGCGAATGCGGCGTACAGGACAACGAGCGCGCCCTGGGTCGTCATCGAGAACGGTGGCACGCTGGCGTTTGGTGCTGCGGGCGTCTACGCGACAACGACGGCGACGGTGCCGCTCAACACCCTGGTCCACATTGCCGTCACCCGGGATTCGGCTGGCACGCTGCGCGGGTTCATCGACGGGGTGCTTTCCGCTTCGGTGAGTGCCCCCGGCGCGGCCCCGTCTTCCGTCGCGCTGTTCGGCATTGCGTCCAACAGCGCAAGTGGCTCCCAGTTTGCTGGCCTCATGAAAGACATTCAGGTGGTGGTGGGGGAGCCGGTGTACGTGACCGACTACACCCCAGCATTCATCGGGTCTGGCGGGCCTGTGCCATCAGGAAACGCGGACCTTGCCGGCTACCACACCCTGGACGACTTCGTTGGCTCTGGCTCGTTCCACCAGCAGGCCAACCACCCGGCGGCGTATTTTTCGGGGGCTGTGACCCTGGGGGCGGCGGTGGCGTCTGGTGACGCCTACACGCTCGACGGCAATGGCGTTGCCATCTCTGGCAGCGCGGAGTTGGATGGGTGTGGCGGTGATGGGGCTTTTCTGGCGGGTGTGCCGGTGACGTTTGACGGTGCGGCCACGCTGGACGACGGAGGGGCGGCTGCAAGTTTCTACTCTGGGCCACCGGTTGAGCTGACGGGTGCGTCTGATGTTGAGGGCATGACGCAGATTGCCGTGTTCATGCACCTGGCCAGCGCGGAGTTTTCCGGTGATGCCACGCTGGATGGGGCGGCCAGCTCCAGCGCCCTGTTCAGTTTGATTGACCCGGTGGTGTGGCGACTGAATGCCGCTGTGCCGGCGGCAACCCTGATGGCCAACGCCACTCAATTCCTGGTGAATGCCACGGTCCCAGCGGCAACGCTGCGCGCCCGCGTTTCTGCTTACCGTGGGTTGTCGCTGAATGCAATGGTGCCTGCCGCCTCGGTGTCGGCGCGAACTGGATTGGTGTTGCGCAAATCGGTGCCAGCTGCCGTGTTGAGTTCTTCTGCGACGGTCTCGAACACGCTTCGCCTGGATGCGAGGCTTGCGCGTGTGACTGGGCAGGCTGTGATTTTGAGTGGCTCGGTGCTGAGGGTTGGTGCCCAGGTGCCTGCCGCCACGGTGTCGGCGTGGACTGGCATTCAGATGGCTGGCACGGTTCCGGTGGCCACCTGCCGCACCTCGGCTGTGGTGGGCGGTGCATTTCGCCTGCGCTCGGTGGTGCCAGCCGCCATGGCAAGCATGGTTGTCAGCAGCATGAATGTGCTGCGCTTGAGTGGGGTGATTCCGGCTGCGGTTCGTGGAAATTGGGTGGCATTGGAGCGTGCGGTTCCGGCGGCCAGGTTGATGGGCGTCATTTCGCCCGTGGTGGCCACAACGCGGGTTGCATACAGCTTCACGGTGGCAAACAGGGCCATGACGCGGTATCCGGCGTACCCATTCATTCAGGTGATACGCATGGGCAATTCGTTCTTTGGCGTTGCCGAGGATGGGTTGCATGAAATTGGCGGCACCACAGACAACGATTCCCCGATTCCGTGGGCATGGGAGACGTGCATGACGGATTTTGGAATGGCGCAACGCAAGACGGTGGTGTCTGCCTACCTGGGGGGTTATGTGCCGCAGGCCATGACTTACACAATCCGGTCGGGAGACGTGCCCGCTGCCGCCAGTGGGCACTCGACAAGCGCGACCACGGTGCTGCGCAACCACCGCCAAAAGTTTGGCATCGGGCGCAAGTCCAGATTCTTTGCGTTTGGCCTGTCCGCTGCCGCCGGGCGGGTTGCCATTGAGGGCATTGAGTTTGAAGTGGCAGTCATGAGCAGGAGGATTTGATGGAAACGTCTGGCGAGATCACGGCACTGATCAGCGGGGCAAAAAACCGGGCTGATACGCTTCAACGCGATGCGTCGAACGCACTGAAGGACGCGACCAAGGCAATAGCGGATGCTGGCAAAGACTTGCCGGACGACTTGCCAAGCTACCAGCTGCCCGCCGCACCCAATGCGCTGGCGTTGCCGGTCATTCCCCTGATCAATCCGGTTTACCTGGATGCGATGCCGGGCTTGCCTGCGAGGCCGGACATCCAGCCGCCTGACAGCGTGTTCAATCAGGAGATGCCCAGGGCGCCGACTGCGGCTGGCATATCAATAAATGCGCCCGTCAGGCCCAGCCAAACGCCGCGCTTTGACAAAATCGCCCCGGCGATCAGGACCAATTTCCCGGCCCCCGTTGCGCCAGATGCTTTTTCCATTGGTGCGCCACGGATGAGCAGCATTTCGCTGCCATCAACCCCCACCCGAAGCAGCCCGGTGTTTTCTGGTGTGCGTCCCGATGACGTTGGTGCCGCGCCTGACGTTGGCATGGAGTTCAATCTGGCATGGACTTCGGCCAGCGCATCGTTTCGCTCGATGGTGGCGAGCGAGGTTGACGGTTTCATGTCGGATGTGAACCCCCAGTACAGGGCCCAACTGGATGCGCTGGAGGCCAAGCTGGCCGAGTTCGTTCGAGGTGACACGGAGACTGGCTTTTCGCCTGCCGTGGAGCGGGCCATTTACGGGCGAAGTCAGGCGCGCCAGGATGCCGAGGCCAAGCGGGTGGCCGATGAGGCCATGACGAGGGCGGCCCGCATGGGCTTTACCCTGCCAAGTGGTGCCCTGATGGGGGCAATCAACAGGGGGCGCCAAGCCGCCGCCGACAACAACGCCCAGGCCAGCCGCGAGATCGTGGTGATGCAGGCTGAGATGCAGCAAAAGAACCTGCAGTTCGCGCTCTCCATGTCGGCACAGCTGCGCCAAACAATGGTTCAGGCCAGGATTTCCTATCACGGCAACGTGATTCAGCTCAACGCGCAGGCCACCCAGCACGCGGCTGCAGTGGCCGAATCCCTGGTGAAGACCTACGACCTGTCCGTTCGGGCTTTCAATGCGCGCCTCGATGCCTACCGAGCCGATGCCGCAGTGTTTGAAACACTTGTCAGAGCCGGTATGGCCGAGATTGATGTGTTCAAGGCCCAGATCGAAGGCGAGATGGCCAAGGTCAAGGTGGATGAGGCGCGTGTGCAGATCTACCGCACCCAGCTTGAGGCCCACCAGAACGCAGTGCAAGCCTACGAGGCGAATGTTAGGGCCCTGGTGGCGCTGGCCAGCCTGGAAAAGATGAAGCTCGAAGGGTTCGAGGCAGAGGTGAGGGCGTTTTCTGCGGAGGTGCAGGCGTCAAAGTCGGAGTGGGATGCCTACACCGCCGCATGGAGTGGCGAGGAATCCAAGGTCAGGGCGTTGCTGGCCCAGGCCCAGGTTTACACCGCCCAGGTGGAGGGCTTTCGCGCTGCGGTCGCAGCCGATGCCACGAAGAGCGAGGCCCAGGCTCGCGTGAACACGGCAAACCTGAGCGCATACGAGGCCGATGTTCGGGCCTGGGGTGAGGTTGCCAGGGCCAATGCCGCGAAGGTTTCCGCCGAGATTCAGGCCCAGGACTCTCTGGTGAAGGCCTATCAGGTGGGATCGCAGGCCGCCGTGGCGCAAGCCAGTGCCGATGCCGAACGCTTTCGCGCCATTGCGCAAATCGCGATGGAGAACGCAAAAATGCATGGAAACCATGAGCTTGAGGTGGCAAAGCTGAAGGTGAGCGCGATCAAGGCGGCATCTGACACCGGGGTGAGTGCGGCACAGGTGTATCGCGGCTTGGCCGAGTCGGCGATGTCCGGGCTGACAACCCTGGTGACTCTGAAGCAGGATGTGACCTGACAACCCTGTGGGGTTTGTTGTTCTGTGGGGTGGTGGGCAGACTGCGCAGCAGTTTGAAAGGCGCACACCATGGAATTCATCGGCGAAAAGAAAAAGCCACCAACGGCTTTCCCCCACAACCCCCCAACCCAGTCCATTTACGGGCGAGGTGCACCGGGTGCCCAGTCAGCGGCCACACCAACGCCGCCCTCCCGAGGGTTTGGTTTCGGTCCCACGGCATCCAGGCCCGCCACGACTGATGCGCCGCCATCCCGAGGGTTTGGCCTCAACCCGCCCGCATCCAGGCCCACCACGGCTGAGGCTCCACCATCCCGAGGGTTTGGTTTCGGTCCCACGGCATCCAGGCCCGCCAGCGGGATGGGGGCACCCGCCGCCACGCCACCCGCGCAAGCCTCTTACTCCAACGGGGGCAACAACTACCCCACGCAGGCCCCAGAATCCAAGCCAGCCATCGCCCAGGCGCTCGGGTCGCCCGCAGCGCCTGCAGCCAGCAAGCCACTTACCACGGCAGACGTGCTGGACAGGACATCGCCCAGCGTGGGCGCGGTGTGGAGAGGAACCGGAGAGGATGTGAGCGCCGCCGCAGCCAAGGGCGAATATGGGCGCGCTGCCGGCCTGGGCATCCGTGGTGGGCTTGCCCTGTTTCCTGCCGCCATCGCGGACACGGTTGCCAAACCCGCAAACTCTGTTGCCCATGGGGTCGGTGGCTTTGTCGATGGACTGAGGGGGGTGACGGTCGAAAGCACACCAACCACCAAGCCAACACCCGCGCAAGCCTCTTACTCCAACGAGGGGCACAACTACCCCACGCGGGCCAGCACGGCGGTAAGCCCCATCCGGGCAGCCGGTGCGACGCCCACCAATGCCGCACCGGTAGATCTGGGCCAAGGCCGCGATGTGGGCTTTGGCATTCGGCGCTTCGATGCGCCCGGACAGAGCCCCTTGTTTACCAACAAGACCGATGCCGCTGGCATGGAAGACAACCAAGCATTGATGGGGCGCGGTGCGCCCACGGCGCAGAACCTGGCAGCCATGAATGCAATGCTGGAGCGCGGAGCCAGTGAGCGTGCCGCCCAGCGTGCGCAGCAGCAGTTTGCAGCCGAGGCCGCACAGGCCCAGGCCAGCACCGCCGCAGGACTGCAAGTGGCCCAAGGCATTGACGCACGCCTGCAGGCGGATAGCCAGGCCCGCACCAACCTGATGGACATGCGGCAGAAGATGGGCGAATCGACCCAGGATTACGAGGCACGCACCCGGGCCATGACAGATGCGCAGCGCTTGGCAGCAACCCAAAGCAACACCAGGGCAGGCCTAGGCCTCAACCGGGAGATGTTTGCAGCGGCACGGCAGGACTCCCAAGCCAAGTTTGGCATGGATCGTCAGCACTTGGAGATGGCGCGCCAACGGGCGGCCAATGAGCTGGCCAACGGGGCGGTGGGCCGCGAAGAGAAAAGCTTTGGCATCTTGTCTGCCAAGCAGTTGCTGGATATTCAGTCTCGTTACCTGGCATCCAACGACCCCAATGAGAAGGCGCGCCTTTCACAGACGCTGCGGGAGCTGTCCGGCAAGCCCGCACCGGCTGATTGGGCGGTTCAAGTCACGCCCACCACCAAGAATTTGGATGGCTCTACCTCCATGGGGAGCATCTACAAGTACAACAAGGCCACAGGTGATGTGCAGCAGGTGGATGGTGGGGCACCGAGGGTTCCAACAAGCGGCAGTATCAGCGTGTTGAAATCTGATCCGAGTTTGGCTGCGGATTTTGACCAGTATTACGGGGTTGGAGCATCAGCCAAATACCTCACGAAAGGCTGACGGCTGCGTTTATTCGTGAAATCGTTTGAATGGGTTTTCGCAGAAGTTACCTTTGGCACCTTTGGTGTAAAGGCACTCACAGGCAACGCCAATCAAGATGGCCGAGTCCGCCCACGTGGTGTTCTTGCCTTTGTCGATGGTGCACTCGGTGCCGCTTGAATAGCCAAAAAAGCCTCTTCCGGAGCCCTTCTGAATGTCGTAGAACCTATTTGGGTTTTGCTGGACGCACATTGACACCGCTGCTGCGTGCACCGCAGCGTTTTGTGTGCCCGGCAGGTTGTCAAGCAAGCAAGTTGCGAAGTTGCCTGCCATGGCCGGGGAGCACGAGAGGGCGAATACCAGGCGGACGGCAAGGGTTCGGCTCATTTCAAGTTTTTCAAAGGGGAATTTTTATGTCGGACATCAATCAACAACAGATGGCGGCCGGAAAAGCCAGTCAAGAGCCTGAAGAGTTTCTTCGCTTGGTATCCGAGCGCGTGGCGCATCAGATAAGGCAAGTCTTCCTTGCGCTTCAGTCAACAGAAACTCCGCCCTTGCCCGGAGGGCGGCTGGATCTGGATGGGTCTCAACCATCGCCTTGACAACCGCTTGAATCACAAGTGAGTTTGTGATTATGGGCTGGAGCCTGGCAATCTCCAGCTCTGCCTGTTTCCGAGCATCCTCGTTTTCCATGCCATCCCCCATGTGTGATTTGAGGGATTCGGCCACAAAACAGTCCTCCATGCCATCCACCAAATGGGGGATGGGCGCTCCAGGCTGTGAGCCGCCCACTGAGGCGGTTTTCTGCTGGATGTTGTTTCCACCCCAATCGCGCCGACAAACGGTTTTTGTGAGTTATTCAGTTCTTCACAAATGGAAGAAATGGGTGATGCGTCTTGTTATTCCCAGCTTATGAACATACTTATCAACAAGTTGCACACAAAATTCTTAGGCATTCTGTGGATATCTTTGTTTGGCTCAGAGGTTGAACAATTTTTCAATGACTGATCCAATACCAAATAACAGCCAAACTCATACATAACAACACCCAAACAAAATGCGATACCCAACGCTGTTCAACGAGAAACGGACTGCGCAAGCTGCGGCATTTTTGCTGCATCGCGCTGGTGGTCGTTTGCCGTTGCTCAAGCTCATGAAGCTCATGTACTTGGCAGAGCGTGAGTCGCTCAAGCAGTACGGAGAGCCGATTACAGGTGACAAGCTCGTATCGATGCCTCATGGACCTGTGCTTTCGATGACTTACGACCACATGAACGGCGCACTTCAAAGCCAGGATGGTGGATGGGATACTTGGGTTGATGATCGGGCGGGCCATGACTTGGCACTCAAAGACCCGAGCATGATTCGGTCTCCAGAGAAAGACTTGCTTGAGCTGAGCGATGGTGACTTAGAGGTTTTGGGTGGTATCTGGGAAAAGTTTGGGCATATGAGTCGTTTTGATTTGGTGAAGTACACCCACAGTTCGGCATGCCCCGAATGGGAAGATCCAAATGGCTCAAGCAATCCGATAACGCTCGACAGGCTGTTTGGGGCTCTTGGATACACCGAAACAGGGATTCGGTCGGCGGTTGAGCATCTCAGATCCCAAGCGCAGTTGAATGCAACTTTTGCAAGGTGAGTCGTGGGGTGGTGCTGTGGTCGCGGTGCGTGTCTTCTGATCCCATCGGGCCCCGGGGAAAAGAGTCATCTGTTCACCATTGTCCTAGGCCCAAAGCAGCTTGACGGCTACGGAGGGAGCGACCAGGTCGTTATGGTCAGCGTGACCACCGTAAAACCGGATTTTCCATTCGATCCGGCGTGCGTCATTCAAGCTGGAGAGCATCCGTTTATTGACAGGGAAAGCTACGTCTATTACAGGGAGCCCAGAATTGAAACTGTGGCTCATGTAAAAAAGATGGTTGAAACGCTCGGCTGGCAACCAAGGGAAGAATGCAGTCCAGAGTTGTTCAAGAAAATCATCAAGGGATTGCGGGAGTCAAAGCGACTTCCACGCTACGTCAGGACGTTTCTCGATTGAACCCGCCAAGCGCGGGTTTTTGCTTTTTTGCGCCCTGTGGGGCAGGGCTGAAGATGCCCCTCAGCGGGCGGTCAGGGTTTGGGCGTGCAAGGCGCGGGCGAATGCCCTGCCGTGGGGCCTATCCCCGGTTCTTGGCTTCGCGCAGCTGGTAGAGGTTTGATAGGTCGGACTGCTTGGCCCTCACATCCGCTGTTGCATTCTTGACAGCCTGCTGCGCCTTGTTGAACTCTTTCAGTGCCTTGTTGTAGGCGTCTTGGTGAACTGAAACAAAGGCCTCGCCTCGCCCCAACTCTTTGGAGTCTCTCAGATCCCTCTCGCGGCGCTCCAGAACAGAAGACAGCCGAAACGCCTCCTCCCTTGCATCCCCGAGTGCCATCGTGGATTGCTGAAGCTCCATGTGAGCCTTCGTGATTGCATAGAGCAACTCCATGTCATCCGGCGTGGCCGCCGTGCGCGTGTGTTTGCTCACCACTGATGGGCCATCGAAGCTGGCTTGAAGCCTGGAGACGATTTCGGCATTCAACGTGCGGTTGTTGCTCTTTGCTGAAGCCTTGAGGCGGTCACGCATGCCGTCTGGAAGTCGCACGACGAACTTGTCAGCCTCATCAGAGGGGAATTGGCGGGCGGTAGTCATAGCCTATCTTACTAGCGAATCGCCATAGTTAAAATTAATGGCGATTCGCCATCTTTGCTATTGCATAAATGCGGCGATTCGCCGCAATTCATCACATGGCTAGTCGCCATTTTTTGGAAGCAACCATGAACATTGAATCTGAACCACCCACCCAAAAGCAAGCTGACAAATACATCCTCCGCTTCGAGCGCAGCAACCACCGCGCCGAACTTAAATCACAGGCCGCTTGCGCCAAACGCAGCCTCAACAAACACATCCTGTTTTTGATCGAGCAGGGTGAGAAGTTCAGCAACCAACCCCAAGGGGCCCAGGCATGACACAAATCGTCCCATTCAATTTCGAGAGCACCACCCTTCGCGTCGTGACCGGCGACAACGGAGAACCCCTGTTCGTGGGCAAAGACCTGTGTGAGGCGCTGGGCTACGCCAACCACAACGACGCCATCAAGCAGCATTGCCGTGGGGTAGCGAAACGCTACCCCATCGTTGACAGCCTTGGCCGCACGCAGGAGGCCCGCGTCCTGACCGAAGCCGACATGTTCCGGCTCATCGTCAACAGCAACCTGCCAGCCGCAGAACGGTTTGAAGATCAGTCTCTTTCGAGATGGACATCGGAGATGTCAGGCAGGAAGTTCTTTGCTGCGCTCAAGACTCGGATCAAGTCATCCATTGAGAGGCTGGCGTCGGCGCGAATTACAAGGACGTTTCTGTTCTCCAGGGTGGCGTGCCCCTGCAAAACAAGCCGCTCCAGAGCTTCCTGGTCGGTTATCCCGGCGCGGTCTACCAGTTTTTGCACGGCCTGGCGCGCAGGATTGCTCAACTTCAGCCCGCTTTCGTGAAAGCTCCCCTCAAGTCGTGCAGACACCTCCGCGCTCAATGAGCGCTTGGAATTTGATGCAGAAGCTACCAGCCGATCTTTGAGATCAGCAGGCAGACGCAGGTTTGTTTGAACGTCCTCGGAGGCCATGCGCGAATTATCCAAGCAAACTGCTTGCGCTTGTCCAAGCAAAGTGCTACATTCAAACCAAGCAAAGTGCTACATGAAGGAGAAGTTATGGCACCCAGCGAAGCGCAGACCAACCTTCGGCTCCCTGTGGGGTTGAAGGTGTGGCTGCAAGAGCAGGCGGAAAAGGCTCGACGCAGCCTGACCGCCGAAGTTGTTTTCCGGCTTGAAGAGAGCCGCAACCGTCAAGAGCAGAAAGGAACGCAGAAATGAATACCAACATCGCCAACATTTCCGGTTTATCCGATAGTGTGACCATGACAAGCCGGGAAATCGCCGAGCTGACCGAAAAGCGCCATGACAACGTGAAGCGCACCATTGAAAGCTGCGCCGAGCGTGGTGCAATCTCACTTCCTCAAATTGAGGAAGTCAAAATTCAGCGAGAACGCCGTGAGGAAACTGTCGGCGTCTACAAACTCGACAAACGCAGTAGCCTGATAGTTGTCGCCCAACTCTCCCCTGAGTTCACTGCCCGCATAGTTGACCGGTGGCAGGAGCTTGAAGCCAAGGCCACCAGCTTTGACCCATCCAGCCTGTCGCGCATCGACATTCTGAAAATGGCCATTGACTCGGAGGAGGGGCGCTTGCAAGCGGTGGCCCAGGTGCAAAAACTTGAAACCGTTGTGGCCACACAAGCGCCAAAAGTTGAGGCGCTGGAGCGCATTGCAACGTCGGACGGCTCGCTGTGCCTGACCGATGCGGCGAAGACGCTGCAAATTCAGCCTCGAAAGTTCACTCAGCTTTTGCAGGAGAAGGGGTGGATTTACCGCCGCCCCATGGGTGCTGGATGGCTTGCGTACCAAGAACGCATTCAGCAGGGGCTCATGGAGCACAAGGTGACGGTTGGAGAGAAGGGTGATGGCACAGAGTGGACGGCCACACAGCCGCGCATCACCCCCAAAGGCTTGACCAAATTGGCTCAAGCGATGGGTGGCGGGTTGCTTCAATGACCGCCAAAAAGGGTGAAGCCCTGACGACTGCAATCCTCAGGGCTTCGGTTTCAATAACAAACTACGAAATCAAAACAAAATGAGTTTTCCACACAACTCAGGGAAAAGCAAGCGTGTTCGCATGAACCCATCCATCTCGTGTGTGACCCTCAGGGAGGGCGCAAGCCGATTTGATGCGAAAGAGATAGAAAAATTTGATGTCCCAAATGAAAGTTTCGCTGATGGGTGCAGTACCGGGATAGCAATATTTCTTGAGGCCATCAAGGCCAGCCGGGATGATGGGGATGCGTGGTTTGAGTGCATTGCCGAGGCGGCATTCACTCATGTAAACGACGCAGGAGACCAACTCCATCAAGGAAAAAGAGGGGCCGCTGTTGGGTTCATCAGCACCATGGGGGAGGCATTGGCTGCATTCTCCGTGGGAAAAAGTCTGGAGGAGTTTGTAGGCGATCTTGTGAATGGCGAGCGCCATTGTGCGGACGAATTGGTGAAAGAGGCTCGGGAGACATCTGGCCGCAGGGTGGCAAAGGTCACCGATGCTGCCCGGATGCTGTCAGAGGTTCAAGAGGCCGCAGTGGGCGCAGCCACCAAGTGATGGGGTGTTGTCGGCGAGCCCGCTCGGAATTCCTGGCGGGTTTTGCCTTTTTGCGCTCCCCCTGTGGGGTTCGACGCCAGCCACCCCCATCGGCAAAGTTGGGGGATGGACCAGAGAAATCAATTTGCTAAGTTTCACACTGATGCAGGCGGTGAGAACCCGTTCTCAAAATTTCATCAGGCTGATGGTCAGCCCATAAAGCCAGCCGATACAGATGGCCCGCTGGCCCGTGGCTGGAAAAGCGTCAAGTCAAGCGTTGGGCTGACCGCTGATCTGGCTGGCCGAGATACGGTGGCGGCATCCGAGCGAATCCGTGCGCAGGCCGAGTATCAGAAGGCAAACCCTGGTAGCGAAGAAGGCCAAGGCTTGATGAAGGCTTGGCGCGAAGGTGACGGCATCATAGGTGGCATCAAGGGTGTAGCCGGTGAGGTTGCCAACGACTACAACAATGCCAAAGGATTTGGCGCTGGTGCGATGTCTGTGGGCCGCAACCTGCAAGCATTGGGGTCGGGCATCGTTGAGCAAGTGCCCAACATGATTTTGCCGATGGCTGGCATGTTGGTCGGTGGCGCTGCTGGTTCGGCTGCTGGCCCCGTTGGTACTGCCGTGGGTGGGTTTGCTGGTGCGGCTGCCGGTAACTCCATGGTTGGCACGTCTGAGGCGGCATTCAGGCAGCTGGAGAAAGCGGGCATCAACCCGACTGACACGGCGGCTGTGAAGGCATACCTTGACAAGAATGGGGATTCAATCCTGGGTGAAACTGCCGTCAAGGGGGCGGTGATTGGTGCGGTGGATACCGCCACCATGGGCCTTTCGCATGCGCTGCTGTCTGGCCCTGGTAAGGCTGCTGCGAACAAGGCCCTGACTGAACTTGGCGTGGACGTTGCTGACAAAGCGGCGGTATCTGCTGCGTCGAAGTCGCCTGCATTCAAGAGCATCATCGCCAATGACGCAGCCTACCAAGCATCGCAAACCGGCGCGCAGAAAGTGGCGAGGAATGCCGCTGCCGGGTTGGCTGAGCCAGTAGGTGAGTTCGCGGGTGAATACGCAGGATCGTACGCCGCCACTGGCGAGGCTGATGCCAAGGATGCGTTCTTAGAGGCCACCTCTTCGCTTGGGCAAAGTGGGTTGACGTTCGCAGGTCAAAAGCTGTATCAGCGGATGACTGGCCCGCAGGCTGATGCAGCGCCACCCATCACGCCAACAGAAAGCGGTCTTTCGCTTGTTCCGCAAGGCGACACCGCCACGCCAACCGATACCCCGTCCATTGCAACAGATGCAGACCTGATTGCTCAACAGCAAACCGGTGGACTGCAGCGCACTTACGACCCCCGCGCAGGCGTTGAACCGACTGTGCCGCTTGAGTTGAGGCAAGAGCCTTCAGGCGATGTGCCGTACCAAGAGCCGACACCAGAGCAAAAGCCTGTCGGGTACATCCCACCCGGCATGGACATTGCGCCGGATATGAAGGCATCACCAGAGAAACCGGCCAAGCCGTTTGGCCAGAACTTTGTGATGCCTGGCGATGCGGGGTTTGTAGAGCCTCCCGCTCAGCGGCCATCTGTTGCCATGGGCTTGAACCCGTCGGCGGGCCCGCTGTCGGCTTCCGCCGTGGTGGCGGTGGATTCTGGCGCATCCCCTGCTGCGGTTTCTGGTTTGGGTTTGCAGCGCCGCACCGCAGAACCGGTGGATGTTCAGCCCATTGGGGCGGCGGCCGGGCAAATTGGCACGCCTCGACGCCTGGGTGAGTCGCCCGTCATCGACGTGGAGGCCAGGGAGGTGATGGCCACGGGACAGCCGCTCTCCCTTCCTGCCCCCACAAATCTGCGCGAGGGGCTGGCACGGATCCGCTCGCAGCGAGAGCAAGCCGCACGCCTGGCGCAACAAGTTCCACAACCCACCCAAGGAGCACTCAATGGCGATCAAGCCCAGCAAGCGCAAACGCAACGACCGCAAGCGCAACCCTCAGCAGGCGTAGCCGAGGGCTCCCAGGCCAATGCCGGGGATGCGATGACCATTCCCGACCAGCGGCAGACGAACCTTGCAAGGTTCAAGGCGAGAGCGATGGCTGGGCAAAGCAGCGCAGCCGGTGATGCCGGTCAGGGTGTGGCGACCTCCCCCCAGTCGCCAAGCAAGGCTGCCGAACAGGTGTGGCAGACCAAGACCCTGAGCGAGCGCGAAAAACTGATGACAGACGCTGGCCTGAAGGGGATTTTTGCCCTTCGCATGGCTGAGAAGCAGTGGGCCAAGGTGCCGGATGCCGTGCGCCAGAAGGTGGCTGCAGCGCTGGAGTCGGAGCGCGCCGATGTGGGGGCCACCTCTTGGGAGGCGTTTGGGGCCGATACCGGAACACTGGATGTCCCACGCTCTGAGATGCCTCAGATCAAAACGGCGCATCGGGGGGCAATGACCAATTTCCTCAATGCACGGGGTGTTGGACATGAGGCGGTTGAGGTTGACCCTGCCACGCTCAAGCCGACGCAGGCGGAGTTTTCTCCCGAGAAGGTGGAGCGTGCGAAGGAGGCTGGAGGCGACAGGTCGATTCTGATCTCAAGCGATGGTCACATCATTGACGGCCATCATCAAGCCGTGGCCAAGCTTGAGACTGGGGAGCCTGTCAAAGCCATTCGATTGGATGCCCCGGCTGCCGAGCTGCTGCCGCTGGTGAAGGAGTTCCCGAGCGCAACGGTGGATGCATCTTCTGGCGCTGCTGGCGGCCCTGCAAATGGCGTAAGTCAGGAACAAGCCGGGCAGACGGGGGCCGTGGTTGGGTCTGACTCACAACCCCCTGGGGGGGCGCAATCCGACGCTGCCAAGCCGGTCGGCGCCCCGAATTCAGTCACAAAGCCAGATCAGATGATGGTGGGCTCCACGCCGGGCAACGCGCAAGCCGTCACAGTCAAAGACGGTGTGGTGTACGTCGGGAAATATGAGGCCCTGAACTTTGAGACCGGCGACCCGGTGACCGTGCCAAAAGGAAGCACCCGGGGTGATGTGGCGCAGGCGCTCAAAAGCTCCGGTGCCATGTCGAGGCGGCAGAGGGTGTACGGGCTCGGCGATAAGGCTGGCGAGATGCTGTACCGCAGGGCGACATTGCCGGGCTTATTTGGCCGTCCATTGACGCACGATGCGGCTTTTAAAGCCGTGCAGTCTGTCTTGAAGGACATTCCAAACGCGCCTCACATTGAGGTGCACCGCACGCCATCCGATGCTGGGCTGAGTATCCCTGGGCCGATGCCAAAGGGTGGGGTACTCAAAGACGGGAGGATCGTTGTCTTTTCCGGTGCCAACACTGGCACTTTGGACGTGATGAGGACGGTTTTCCATGAGTTGTTTCACCGGGGGTTGAAGTCGTATTTCGCCACGAATGCGGATTACGTCAAGTTCATGTTGGGTCTGGCAACCGATCACGCCGTGGTTCGAAGGGGGGCGGAGGCTTGGAAAAAATCTGCCGATGGGCAGGAGAAGCTGGCCAGTTATTCGGCAATAGGGCCGATGACGGGTGAACGCTTGGCCAATTATGAGGCTGTGGCTGTTGAGGAGTCGCTGGCCACGATGAGCGAAACCTTGCGCGCTGGCTCTCCTTTCCAGCTGCGCGCCTGGACCCGTTCAGTCGGCAACTTGCTTGAACAGATTGCAAGGTTCCTTGGCATGGCTCGGCTGGCCAACTGGATTCATGGCCTGAACAACACGGCCTTGGACGATTTTGTGAATGAGATGATTGCCCGCTCGGGCGATAAGCCGCGCGGCGGGTCGCACCTGATGCTGCGCAGTGACAAAAAGCCCGATGGTGTGGCGGCCAGCGTGCCGATGTTCAGCCGACGCAGCAACAGCGGAAACCGCCTGCCTGACGTGGTAATTGGGCACAAGCTTGGTGACCTGAACCGGCACCCGGATTACGAAGCAGCAAAGGCAGGCGACAGCTTTGCAGCTGCGCGCATTGCATTTGACTTGGTGGATGACGCTTTTGTGCAGCGAGTGCGTGACGCAGCCAGTGGTGCTGATGTGATCGTCCCGGTGGTGTCGGTGGAGGCAACCGGCCGAAACAAAATCCCAGCTGCCGTTGCCGACCTGTTGGCAGAAAGGCTGGGCACTGAGGCCGAGGCAGAAATTGTGCAGGTCAACTCTCCCAAGCGCACCTCCATGGATGGGCTTGATAGGCTGCTGAACCCACCTGTGTTTGATGGGCTTGTGCGCAAGGGCGCAGCGTATGTGCTTGTGGATGACACCGTAACGCAAGGTGGCACATTTGCATCGCTGGCAAGCCATATCCGCGACAACGGCGGCATGGTGTCTGGGCTTGTTGCCCTGACCGGGAAGCAGTACAGTTCAGTTCTATCCCCATCACCAGAACTTCTGAGCAAAGTCCGTGAACGATTTGATGACATCGAGCCGCAATTCCGAGCCGTTACCGGCTACGGGTTTGATGCGCTCACCGAGTCAGAGGCGCGCTACCTTGCCAAACATGACGATGCTCAGCTTGTCAGAGATAGAGTCCTTGCGGCAGGAAACCAAACAGGCAATGCTGGAGATGCGAGCGTATCGCCACGCAATAGCCGCAGCCAGGGGGCCTCAAGCGGCCTGACTGCTGACCTCGCTCAAAAGGTCGTTGACGGCATCACCGCCCGCTGGGCCAACGCTCCCGAGGTGGTGGTGCTTGCGGACATGCAGGATGAAAAAGCCCCGGCGGTTGTGCGCGAATATGACGCACAGCAGCGCAGCCAGGGTGCCGAGGGTGAGCCCGAGGGCTTTTGGTACAAGGGCAAAGCCTACATCGTGGCTGGTGCGCTGAGCGAACCCCGTGATGTGGTGCGCGTGCTTTTCCATGAGGCCCTGGGGCATTACGGCTTGAGGGGCACCTTTGGCAAGGGGTTGTCTGACATCCTGAACCAGATTGCCGTGTTTCGCAAAGCGGATGTTCGTGCGAAGGCGGAGCAGTATGGGTTGGATTTTGAGGATCCTGGCCAGCGCCTGCAGGCGGCCGAGGAAGTGCTGGCGGAGATGGCAGAGACCAACCCGCAAATTGGGTTTGTGAGGCGGGCGATTGCGGCCATCAGGGCGTGGTTGAGAACCCATATTCCTGGCTTCGGGAAAATGGCCCTGACGGATGACGAGATCATCAGCCAGTACCTGCTGCCAGCACGCAATTTCGTGGTGAGCGGTGGCCCGAATGGTGGGCCTGGTGGTGTGAGGCTGAGCCGGAGCAAAGACCAAACACAGGGCGAGGCGTTCAAGCGCTGGTACAGTGGCCGTGATGCAAAAGCCGCCGCAAGAAATGACTCTGGAGGAGATGCTGGACAGCCTGCCTCTGCCGCCGTGGGACGTGAACGATCCGGACCCGTTGATGCGCAAGGCCGCCCGGTTGTCTTTTTCCATGGCACACGAGACGACATCAGCCAATTTGATGTTGGACATCCCAACCGAAAAGATACCGGCTGGCTCGGTTGGGGCATCTACGGCACCAGCGACCCGGACATAGCCAGTCTCTACGCTTCTGCCAAGCGCGGAGATGGCAGCCAGAACGCGATGCCGCTGTACTTTGCGGTGGTCAACCCATACCCGGCCACGCTGGACATGAAGCGCAAGCTGTCCAGGGCACCGCAGTCCCACATTGACCAGTTCACGGAAAAGGTCAAGGCGCAAGGACACGATGGCGTGATGCTGACACACCCCGATGGGTCGATTGAAATCGTAGCCTTCGAGCCCACGCAGGTGAAAAGCGCCATTGGCAACAATGGTGATTTCGATCCGGCGAACCCGGACATTCGTTTCCGCCGCACACCAGACCCCGACGACTTCGGTGTGAAGGGGGCTGCGGCTGACCGGTGGGATGCGCCGCTGCCATCGAAGTGGGATGACTACGTTTTCAATCTGCAAGACAAACTGGTGGACTTGAAGCGAGTCACCCAAAGCATCACCAAGTGGTCTGGAAAGTTGGCTGATGACATCAACGTTTACCTGCAAGAGGAGCTGTATCACGGTCGCACAGCCAAGCGCGTTCAGGATTTCACAAGGAAAGAACTTGAGCCGGCCTTGAGGCAATTGGCGCTCCATGGGTTTCAGCTTGCAGACCTTGAGGAGTACATGCACGCCCGGCATGCGAAGGAGGCAAATCGGGTGATTGCCGAGCGCAATCCTGATGTTGAGGGTTTGCAGGATGGCGGCTCTGGCATGAAGGATGCCGAGGCAGATGCCTACTTTTCCAATCTGCCCAGGGCCGATGCGGTTAGGCTGGCGGCGGTGGCGGCGAAGTTCGACGCGATCATGGCTGAGACCAATCGCCTGATGGTGGAGTATGAGCTGGAGCCTCAGAGCGCCATCGACTCCTGGGGCAAGATGTTCAAGCACTACGTGCCACTGCATCGAGAGGACAAGGCCGGTGGGCGTGGCACGGGACAGGGCTTCTCCATCAAAGGCCGAGAGACCAAGGGCCGAACAGGCTCCACCCGCAAGGTGGTGGACATCATCAGTCACATTGCATCTGCCCGGGAAAAGGCTGTGGTGCGCGGAGAGAAAAACCGTGTGGCCAAGGCCTTGGTGGGGCTGGTGACAGCCAACCCAAATCAAGACTTCTGGAAGGTCGGCCCACCAGATTCCGAGCGGGTGTTCAACCCCAAGACTGGCGTCGTTGAGGAGCGCGTGAACCCGCTGTTCAAGAGCTTGCCCAATGTGGTGATGGCCAAGGTGGCAAAGGATGGCGTGGTGCGCGAGGTTGCCGTGACGTTCAACCAGGACAACGAGCGAGCCGTTCGCATGGCTGGCGCCCTGAAAAACCTGGACACGCCTCAGATTGAGGGATGGCTGGGCACGGTGTCGCAGATGACTCGATACTTTGCATCCATCAACACCCAATACAACCCCGTTTTTGGCGTGGTGAACCTGGTGCGAGATGTGCAGGGTGCCATGATCAACTTGGGTGCCACCGAGTTGGCCGACCAGAAAAACCGGATCGCCAAAGACGCCATCCGTGCGCTGTCAGGGATTTACAAGGACATTCGCTCCGTGCGCAAGGGCGGGGCGTCTTCTTCTGAGTGGTCCAAGCTGTACGAGCAGTTTCAGCAAGATGGTGGGCAGACCGGCTTTCGGGATTTGTTCGCAACGCCGGCCGATCGCACGGACGCCTTCAATGAACTGATGAACCCTGACGCGTGGGCAAAGTCGAAATTGGGGAAGTTCTTCACTGCCGAAGGGCGATTGACCCGTCCAATCAGCCTCATCCGTAAGGGCTCAAGCGGCCTGTTTGATTGGTTGAGCGACTACAACGAGGCCATGGAAAACGGCGTGCGCCTGGCGGCATACAAGGCAGCGCTGGACAAAGGCATGACGCGCCAGAAGGCGGCCAGTTTGGCGAAGAATCTGACCGTCAACTTCAACCGAAAAGGTATTTCAGGCGCACAGGCCGGTGCCGTGTACGCCTTCTTCAATGCAGCCATGCAGGGCACAGCTCGTTTGGCTGAAACCCTGATGACCATGGAGCCTGGCCAGCCCAAGACGCTGCGACTGACGCCGTATGGCAAAAAGGTGGTGTACGGCGGGGTGCTGCTGGGGTCTGTTCAGGCATTGGCTTTGGCTGCTGCCGGATTTGATGACGATGAGCCGCCAGAGTTTGTGCGTGAGCGCAACCTGATCATCCCCACAGGAGGCAAGTCGTACATCACCATCCCCATGCCGCTTGGCCTGCACGTAATACCCAGCGTTGGGCGCGTGGCGACTGAGTTTGCGCTTGGTGGATTCAAAAACCCGGTGCAGAGAGCCGCAGAGTTGGCCGGGTTGTTTGCCGATGCGTTCAACCCAATTGGCAACGCTGGACTGTCCATGCAAACCATTGCTCCGACAGTTCTTGATCCGCTTGTGGCATTGACAGAAAACAAGGACTGGACCGGTAGGCCTATTGCGCGGGTGTCGTCCAATAAAGACTTACCCGGCTTCACCCAGCACAAAGATTCCGCCTCCATTGTGTCGAAGTTCTTGGCTGAAGCCATCAACACGTTATCTGGTGGCAACAAGTATGTGGCCGGTGTGTTGAGCCCAACGCCTGACCAGATTGACTATCTCGCCGGTCAGCTTGGTGGTGGCGTGTGGCGCGAACTCACAAAGGTGGAGCAAACCATCACCAATACCATCACTGGCGAAGATTTGCCGCTGCACAAGGTGCCGCTGGTTGGCCGGTTTGTGGGCAGCGCCGATGGCCAGTCTGGCCAAGGCAATGCCTTCTATTCAAATGCCAGCAAGCTGAACCGCCTTGAGACGGAGATCAGGGGGCTTGAGAAGGATGGGAAGTTCGCCGAGGCCAGGGAATTGCGCATGGAGAACCCAGAGGCCAGGCTGATCATTGGATTCAACATGGCAGAGCGGCGCGTGCAGCAATTGCGACGAGAGAAAAGCGAAATGCTCAAGTCAGATGCCGATGCCGCCCAGGTAAATGCCGTTGAGCAACGCATCACCGAAATCATGAGCAACATGAACACGATGTTTGCTACAGCAAAAAATTCAGCGCAAATCCAATAACAGTCGAGACAGCGCCAATGATGGTAACCACTGTGAATATGGATTTAATTGATGCTCCACTGCACACAACTATCAAGAGAAATGCCAGAAAAAACAGTGTGACCCAGAACATGGATGACCCTCAAAATACAACATGATTCCGCTGGTGGACTGATGCTTGATACTACCGTTGCGCCTTGTATGTGTTGAATAGGTCAATCACTTCGATGGTCGTTCCCTTTTCCAATATTCGTCGGCGTTCGGCTGATTGACTCGCCCATGCATTAAAAACGGAGCTATTCATGATGTTGTCAGCATCGGGGTGTGCGGCGTAAATTCTTGCGAAGTGTTCTCTTGCGGCCCTATCGTCAACGACCTCAGCCGTATCCTGCGGTGGTGCTGGTGCTGGGACTACCGGTGAAGCTATTGACTTTGGCACTTGGGCTGCAGCAGGGATCGGTGTTGAAACCGGCTTTTTACTTTGCATGCTTTCGAAAAAATCAGCACCGAACACGGTGAATGTAATCACAATTATTGTGACATAAATCAAAAATATCCACCTCAAGACGCGTTCAATTGTTGGGTTTTCCTTGCGCGAAATTAAATATGCTGTAATCCAAAAAGTCAACGCGCAGGATAATGCCACCCCCTTAAGTGATTCTCCTGTTATTGCCATATCTCCTCCGATCATCCAGACCCCTGCATTTTTTGAGTTGTACACAATAAAATACAAAGGTACAACAATTGCCGAAATGAGGAATGTAGAAGAAAGCCAGCCTATAAATAATCTGTATGCTGTTAGTTTTGGTTTTAAAATGTACTTGGTAAATTTTGTTGATGCAATAATCGCTACTGCAATATATGTGAAATAAAGAAGTGCTGGGCCTGAGTTTATTTCCTGTGTTGCGGAATTCATCAAATATCCCTCTTGGAAATTATTTATTCGGATTTTTAATCCATTTGCAAAAGTCGGCGACTGGTGGCCATCTGGAAATTGCATTCCACCCCAGTCACGGATTATGGCTCTCAAGATTCGGCCACAAAGCGTCTGGCTGCGCCATCCACCAAATGGGGGAGGCGGTTACCCCCTGTGGGGTTTGATGTAAACGGTGATGGTGGGCAAAGTGCCCAGTCATGGCCGCCTTCAAGCTCAATCTCAAGATAGACCAGGGAGCCACGTTCCGAAAGCCGGTGACGTGGAAGCTTGGCCCTGCGCCAGGAACGCCCGTCGATCTGACGGGGTGCACGGCGCGGATGCATGTCCGCCTGAAGGTCAACTCTCCCGGCGCTCCGCTGCTGGAACTGACCACCGAGAACGGCGGGGTTGTGCTCGGCGGTGCGCTGGGCACGGTTGAGATGGTTCTGACCGATGAGCAGACGTCGGCGATTGACTGGGCCAGCGCTGTTTACGACCTGGAGATCACGTTTGCCAATGGCACGGTTCGCCGGTTGCTGCAGGGCACCGTTTCCGTGTCGCCGGGGGTGACGCGATGAGTGTTGTGGTTGACGACAGCGCGGCAACGGAAGTCCTGGAGGCGGTGGTCGTGGAGACCGCGGTTGATGAGGTCGAGCGGCTGGAGGTCATTGAGGTGGCGACGCCGGAGACCATGGTCGAAACAGCGCTGACCACTGAGTTGATCGACGCCACAGAGGTGCTGGTGGTTCTGGACGTGGCCACCCAGGGGCCTCCTGGCCCGCCGGGAGATGCCAGCGAATTGGTGTCAGACCCGTTGGCTTACTACGTTTTGGCGAAGGCGTGACATGGCCACTTTAGAGAGCAGGCTCATTGCATTGGCGCAGGCCATTGGTACGGACGTCAAGACGTTGCTGACGAATCAGGGCGTGCTTGAGAACCTGACCACCACCCAGAAAGCCTCCCTCGTCGAGGCCATCAACGAGATCAAAAGTGACTTGGCTGGGGCTGGTGCTGGGGTGTACACGAACGCGAGCGCGACACCCAGCGCGATAGGCGGCATTTCGGCTGGCTCGACATTCGCGGCGCGGACGTGGCAGCAGATGTTCGACGCGCTGCTGTACCCCTACCAATCGCCGTCTTTCAATGCGTTCAGCATGTCCGGGCAGTCCACCACGGTTGAGGTGGGGGCCACCACGCCGGCGAACCCGACGCTGACGTGGTCCACCGCGAACAGTGGGAACATTTCGGCCAACACGATCCAGATCACGAACGTGACGGGCGGCAATGTGGTGCTGCTGAGCGGCAGTGCAAACGATGGCACCCAGGCGGTGACGCTGGCACCCATCACGAAGACGACGGCGTCTTCCCACACGCTTCGGATTCAGGCCACGAACAGCCTGGGCGGGACGTTTACGCGGGACTACACGGTGACGTGGCAGTGGCGGGTGTTCTACGGGGAGTCAGCCAGTGCCTCGCTGGATGAGGCCGGTGTTGAGGCGCTGCGCGTGGGCTCTCTGGCGTCTGGCTACTCGGGCACGAAGTCGTTCAGTGCCGGTGGGTACAAGTATTTCGCCTATCCAACCGCCATGGGGGTGGCCACCTCTTTCAAGGATTCGAGCACCAACCTTGATGTGCCGTTTCAGCCCCCGCAGACGGTTTCTGTCACCAACGCGAATGGGGTCACGACAAATTACTACGTTTACCGCAGCACGAACGTGTTGGGGTCGGCCATCAACATCGTGATTGCGTAAGGGGCAGGCATGGCATCAATTCCGGGTTCTGTTCGCGTTGCGGGGTTTATGGCCCCCACCGACAGCTCTGACACCTATGCGGTGACGGACGAGGCGTACAACCGTGGCGGATTTCGGTCTGTGGCCGACACCACGGCCAGGGATGCGATCACGGCTGACCGCAGGCTGGAGGGCATGCTGGTTTTCTGCAAAGGGGACGGCACGTTCTACCAGCTGATGGGTGGCACGCTGAATGCCAACTGGGCGACGGCGTCGTTCAGCGACCTTTCAGCTGTGATCAACGACACGGCGGTGGCTGGGGTCACGAACAAGACCTTCAGCGTTGACAAGATTCTGGCCGTCGTGGCTGCGGCGCAGAGCGCTGCTGTTGCCCTGGCGGTCAATCAGGTGACGAATGGCGCTGCGTCTGCCCTCGATACGCTGGCGGAGCTTGCCACCGCGCTTGGGAACGATGCCAATTACGCCACGACGGTGGCCAACAGTTTGGCGGCTCGCGTCCGGTTTGACGCAGCACAGACCCTGAGCCTGTCACAGCAGCAGCAGGCGTGCGCGAACATAGGCGTCGGCGACCCGGACCACAACTTTGTGGCCGACTACACGGCGGCGAAAGCATGAGCCTGGAGTCTCGCATCACTGCGCTGGCCCAGGCCATTGCGGCCGACATCAAGTCGCTGATGGCTGGGAAGCAGGCCGCGCTGGTGTCGGGGTCCAACATCAAGACGATCAACGGCAGCAGTGTCCTGGGGGCCGGAGACCTTGAGGTTTCGGTTTTTCGCAACATCGACGGTGGGGCGCCCGGCGCCGTCTTCGGCGGCACCACCGGGATTGACGGGGGCACGCCGTGAGCGAGCAGATTCAGGTGCGACGGGGCACGGCTGCGGAATGGGCGGCGGTAAACCCTTTGCTGGCCGAGGGGGAGTGGGGCTACGAGAAGGACACCGGGCGCTTCAAGATCGGCGACGGTGTCTCGACCTGGAGCGGGCTTGGATACCGTGGAGTGACGGATACCGAGCGCACGGCTTGGGGGGCAAAAGAGGGTGCCATCGCTTCGGGGACCACTGCACAGTATTTCAGGGGGGACAAAACGTGGCAAGACTTGTTTGCCCAGGTTCGCGCCGCCACACTCACAGGACTGAGCACAGCCACCGCCACTGCTGTCTCGGCAGCCGATTCTGTGCTATCGGCTATCGGGAAGTTGCAGGCCCAAGTGTCTTCAAAAGCCGATTCCGGCCACACGCACGGCGCAGCGACGACAAGCGCTTCTGGCTTCATGTCGGCCACCGACAAAGCCAAGCTCGACGGGGTGGCTGTTGGGGCCACCAACTACACCCACCCGAGCACTCACTCACCAGACATCATCTCCCAAGACGCGAATAACCGCTTTGTCACGGATGCGGAAAAGGCCGCCTGGAGCGCAAAGCAGGCCGCACTTGGCTTCACGCCAGAAAACGCCGGAAGCAAAGGTGCCGCCAACGGCTACGCAGGCTTGGGGGCGGACGCCAGGGTGCCCGCATCTCAGCTCCCGTTGCTGGACATCGCAGACCGCGCCCCAATCGCTCCCACGCTTGACCTGGACTTTGCGCGGCAACGCTACCGCGTGTTTGACGGTGCGGTGGGCTTGAAAGAGATTGCGCTGGCCGACATCTTGACTTACACGGGCAGTGGCAGGGCGTACACCGATGCGCTTGGCGCGCTCAAGGCTCAAAGCAGCAACGTGCCCCGCCTGGAGTTCGACCCCGTGACCGGGGCAGGGCTTGGCCTGAGTGTGTGGGGTGCACGAACCAACCTGCTGTTGAATTCGCTGCTCAACGGCACCCCGCTGGCCACGCAGTCCGTCACGCTGACCGCCGTCGCGCATCGCCTCAGTTTTTACGGCACGGGCACTGTCACGCTGTCGGGTGCGGCTGAGGGCGTGGTGGTTGGCAGTGGTTCTTACCCGTCTCGCTCGGGTCTGACATTCACGCCATCCGCCGGGAGTGTGACTTTCACGGTGTCGGGCACGGTGCAGTTTGCGATGCTGACCACGGGGTCGGTTGACAGTCCTTTTGTGCCGACCGCTGGCACGGCCGTCACGGCCACGGCTGATTTGGCGCAGATCACGGGCAGTAATTTTGGCAAGTGGTTCAACCCATCAGAAGGCACTTTTGTGGTGTGGGCCACCAGCAGCCCAAACCCAGCGTCTGGATCGGGGAGCCGTTTCTTGCTGTCGGCAACCGATGCCTCAAACAACAACTTGATTTCGTTCCCTTGCGGCAACGCCACTCAAACACAACGCCGGTTTGATGTGGTGCTGGCGGGGGTGAACCAAGCTCAGTTTGTCCTGTCGCCGTCAAACGGTGGGGTGCTTGAAAAAGCGGCTGGCAGTTACGGTACCGACAATTTTGCAGCTTCGTCTGGAGGGGCTGTGGTGCAGTCGGATTTGTCAGGCTCGGTGCCAACGGTTGACCGTCTGAACATTGGGGGGGCGTACAACACGGGGATGTTTGGAGGCACTGTTTCGCGGGTGCTGTACTTCCCGCGCGCCCTGCCCAACCACTTGCAAGCGCTGAGCGCTTGAGGGAGCCGAACATGATCCAAATCGACCCAATCGGCACGCTGTACGCCGCGCTGCCGCCCGACGCCCCCGAGGGCACCCAGCCTGCCGCGTTGCCGGGTTGGCATGTCAACACGACGCACCGTGTGGCAGGTTGGGACGAATACCGTGTAGCACCGAAAACGCCCAGGCGGGTGTTTGGCGGCATCCCAACGGTGTTCTACGCATTTCCCGACAAAGCCAGCTTTGATGCAGCGCTGGCCAGTGCTGACTTGTCAAACCACATCGACGAACTGCTGGCGGCGGCCAAGGCAGCCCGTGCCGACCAGATCGCCGCGATCACAGTCACAACGTCGGGGGGCAACGTGTTCGACGGCGATGAGCGCAGCCAGGACCGGATGTCGCGTGCGCTTGCCGCGATGGATGACGCCGACACGTTGCCTTGGGTGCTGGCCGACAACAGCGTTGCGGTTGTGGGTCGGTCTGAGCTGCGCGAAGCGCTTCGGCTTGCGGGGGCTGAGATGGCCGCCATTTGGGTAGGCGTTTACACAATCCAGGACGATCAAATTTGATTACCCCCTGTGGGGTTTGAGTTTGGTTGCGCCCACCGGCAAAGTGCCGTCATTCTTTTTTTGGATGGCCGGGGCTGATGATGGGTGAACAACACACGACCAGGGATTTGACTGTGCTTGCCACATTGGGTGGCGGATTGAGCAAGACCGGGTATGCGGCTGCGCCAGTGGCGATCATTGGTGGGCTGGCTGCAAATGATGTGGCGGCCATCGGTGGCCTGATCGTGGCCGTGGTCGGTGTGGTGACCGGGCGGGGCATTGAGTGGTACTACCGACACCAGGAGCACAAGCGTGCGGAGCGCGAGTTTGCCGCGAGGGAGAGGCGCTTTGCGTCTGACCGGCGCGTCGGCATGCCGGATGGGCGCACTGACCCGGTGGAGCGGCGTGGGGACTGGCGATGAGCCGACTTCGCGTCGCAATTGGGGCCCTGGCCCTGTCTGCTTTCGGTCTGGTCGGCATCGTCGGACTTGAGGGCTTTACCAGCACGGCGGTGATACCCATCCCCGGAGACCGGCCCACAAACGGATTTGGCAGCACCTTCAAGGAGGATGGGTCGCCGGTCAAGCTGGGCGAGACCATCACGCCGCACAAGGCCTTGGCCCGGTCGCTGCACCACATCCAGAAGGATGAAACGCGGCTGCGGCAGTGCGTCACCGGGCCGCTGAGCCAAGCGGAGTACGACGTGCTGGTGGATTTCGCCTACTGGCGTGGCGCTGGCGGGGCGTGCCGGTCTGATGTTGTGCTGCACATCAACGCTGGCCGGTATGCGGACGCCTGTGCGGCTTACCTGGGGCTGGATGCCCGCCGCGCAGCGGGCAAGGACTGTGCCGATCCTGCGAACCGATGCCGTGGTGTCTGGCTGCGCGCTCAAGAGCGAAACCGCCGCTGCCTGGAGGCCCAATGATTTATTGGACATGGATGCCGCTGGTGTGGGTTTGGGTGTGCTGCGGTCCAGATGAAGACCTGCCAGACGCGGACGATGCCAGTGCGGGAAGGATGAATTCATGACGACGCCGATCCACAGGGTGCCTGCCGTGGTGTTTGTGCATCGCGGCTTGCCTTGGTTGCCCCACCACTCGCTGGTGAATGTCTATGTCGCCCCGGGCGGGGCAACGCTGATGGAGCGCGAATTGCTCTCGGCAGCCGCCGCACGCAAGGTGGTGGATTTGTGGCCTCGAAGCTGGTCTTCGAAGCTGTTGGGCAAGAAAACCCCGAAGCCGAGCGGGATGACTCGGTGAAACGAAGGATTGATATGTCTTTGCACATCGGAACCAAACTGATCGCAGCCATTGCCATGACCCGGCTGGCTTACAACGAATACCGTGGCTGGACGCTGCCAGCCGACGAAAACGGTGCGGATGAGGGCTATCTGGTGGAGTACCTGGACGGCGGGAAGCCGAACCACCCGAAGCACGCCGGGTACATCAGTTGGAGCCCGAAAGCCCAGTTTGATGCCGCCTACCGGCCCACCACCGGCATGTCATTCGGCCTTGCCATCGAGGCGCTGAAGCTGGGCAAGCGCGTGGCGCGTGCTGGGTGGAATGGCAAGGGGATGTGGCTGCGCTTGACGCTGAGCATCCACGACATTCCGCGCCAAGGAACGTCAATGCCCGTTTACCGGTTGACGCTGGATGACGATGGTGTGGGTGCAACTGCACTCCCCTGGATCGGCATGAAAACCGCCGACAACAAGTTTGTGCCCTGGCTGGCAAGCCAAACCGACATGCTGGCCGACGACTGGCAGATCGTCGAATAACCCCCAAAACCCCAAAGCCCCGAGAAAGAACCCCATGGAAACCGAAGACCAACATATTGAAGCCGCAATCGTGGCCGCTGGTGCCAACGTGGCACCGCGCATCACGCCTACCAACATCGAGGCAAACATCAACAGTGAGCACTACTTCACCGCACTTGACGGAGTTGACGGAAGGTATCGCGGAGGTCCAGAAGCGCAGGCTTGCCGCAATGCAAAAGAACTTGACCTTCTGACCTTTTGCGTACTGGTTCTGCGGAACGGCTTCACCGTCACAGGTGAGAGCGCTTGCGCGAGCCCCGAGAACTTCAACGCAGACATTGGCCGCCGCATTGCCCGCGAAAACGCCATTGCCAAGGTGTGGCCCCTCATGGGCTACGAGCTGCGCAGCAAGCTGGCCAGCCAATGAGCCTGCCCGCCCGCGCAATTCTTTCCCTGATCGTGCTTGCCGCCATGGCTGCGGCATGCTGGGGCATTTACAGCGCAGGGAGCAGGGCTGGGGCTGATGCCGTCAGACAGGAGTGGGGGCGAGAAACGGCATCTCGCGCCCTGCGGACGGCAGAGAAGGTGATGGAGTACAGGGAGAAAGAGCGGGCCATGGCTGCGGATGCTGCCCGGGAGCGAAGGAAACGAGATGCTGAAGAAAAACGGATTGCTGCTGTGCATTCTGCTGAGCTTGACGGCCTGCGCAACCGCCCCGAACTGCGGGCCCACGACAGACCCGGTGAAGCCGCCGACCCCGCCTCAACAGGTGTGGGATGCACCGGCTCGGGATTGGCAAGGGGAGATGCAGCTTTTCTTACGGGGTATGCTGCCGATGTCGCCCGGCTTGCTGCAGAGTTCCGGCGATGCGCCAGCGGCTACGACTCAGCCGAGCGAGCCTTGAGGTGATATTTTTGACCTGATTCTGCAAATGGTATTTTGCATGGCATCGGCTTTTTGTGCCGTGAAAAAGTCTATGTAAATCAAATGCTTTTTGCTGCAATTGATATTTGAGTGGGAATGAAATTGGCTCCTTCGGAGACGGTCGTGATTTATCGAAAGACTGTCGTAACGTGTTGACTGAAAAGCAACAGATCGCGAAAGCTATCGCTGGCTTAAGGCCGTTGCATAACTGAGTGCGAAGATGGCGATTTCCAGCTTTCCGAGTCAATTTGCCTTGTTTTTTAGCAGTTTCAGGGCTGATCTGCCCCGTTTTCCCCGCCTTTTGCGGGTTCTCGCCCCCTCTGGGACTCAAGCAGGCGCACCTGTGCCCTGGGGTATCAGTTGTTGCA